AAATATGGTGCAAATACTAAGGTTACGAATGAGACAGCCACTTAGTTATATGCAAGATATACTGCGGCTACTAATAATAGCGTATTAACGATAGACGATATAATTAATTCTACAGATGTATTGTATCAAAATCCTGACGGGTCTTAGGTATTATCTTCATTAGCAGACGTAGTCCATAGTATTGAAGATAATGCTACTGATGATTACAAAAATGTTATGGACTATCTTAGAGATCCTTCTGGTAAGCTTTTTGGTTATGAGATAGCTTCTACTGATATTGGTAAACCTCACAAGTACTATCAAATTAATAAATACGATGTTGATGCTTCTGGAAATCTAATATTAGATACTAGTGAAACCACGTTATAGGATTTTTATAATGCTATAAATGAAGCATAGAATTTCCTCCAAACTAATCATATAACTAAGTATTCGGATACTGTTATTAGTCACATTACAGGTCTGGCTGCAAAAAATTTTCATACCTCTGGTTTTAACTATAAATCTGAACTTGCTTTAGCTGTAGATTCTAGTGGTGAAAAATACTTAATATCTAAGTAGGATATTGTAGACAAAATGAATATATCAGACTTTGGGTTTACTGAAGATAATTTTGCAGAACTCGATTTAGCTAATCATACTTATAAAGATGAGGATGGTAATGTTAAAACATTTAATGGTGATTGGGTATTCACTCCTACAGGTGATGGTTCTTATAAGTTAGAAAATAAAACTATTAGTACTACTAAGACATTTATTGGTTTGGATGGTGTTGAGGTTGATCTTGAAAATTTAACTCCGGAAAATAGTATAATTTTAGATTCATTTGACTCATTTGGGGAGGGGTCTTAGCTCTCAGCGGACTTACAATTTCTCGGAATAACCAAGGGCTCTGGGCCTATCGCATTTAGTAACGACTTACTAGAAAGTATAGTTGCATCTATTAACGCGGCTAAACTTATTGATGTAAGTGATTCTATAAACAATGAGTTGAAATCTAAATTAAATTAGACTAAGTCTAATTTTGATAAACTTGTTAATAGGGCTAAGGGATTAAGCCCCACAGATACATCAATGATTGCGATTCAAAATAGAATGAAAGAGTATATAAACTATTACAATTTTTTGAATGCTCTATTATATAAATTAGGGATAAACCCAGATGAAGGGACAAGATGTAATTAACACTCTTTTACTAACATATTAAATTTTAAGTGATTTATGGCATGTTCACTAGACATAAATGAAAAAGTTGATGCTTTTATAGAGATTTTAGAAAAATCAGAAGAGCCTGTAAAAAATGTACAGGCTCTTCTGACTACGTTTATTTAGAAAACATTTAGGACGGAAGAACTTAATCCTATTAAAGATGAAGTTATTAGGGAGTTTAATTTAAGTAAAAGATCGGATCAAATATCAGATTATAGAGATTTATTTGGTAATGATGCAGTAGCAAATGCTATGGACTCTGTAAATGAGGAAATGGTTAATATTATTGTAGGAAAATATTTAAATCCAGAAGCCTATACTTAGGAAGATGATATTAAATCAAAAACAGATGAACTAGAGCATAGTTCAGAAAAGAAAGCTATCTTAAAAAATTCTAGTACATTTATCGATGATACTTATGGCGGACAATCATTAGCTAAAATGGATATGATGCAAAAGTTCCAATCTTTAATTGGAAATAGTACAATGTTCATGAAAGATTCTAATGGTGATGTCATAGAAATTGCTACTGGTAAATAGTTAAGCTAGAATTTATATCGTTTACAACAAGAATTATATTCTGATATTATAAGAGATTTAAAAGAACTTCGAAAGGTAGATTTACCTGAAAATGTTTTTGATGGGTTTGAGTAGGTAAAAGCCATTATGGATCAATACTATAATTGGAATCCTACCATCATTAATAATTCTAGAAGCCGTAACACCGCTCTCTTCCAAAAAAGCTATAGAACTTTTAATAACTACTTTATATTAAGTCATTTTGATCAACTTCTACAATCTCAATGTCCTGGACTTGTAGATATAGACCAAAGATATTTTGGATAGCTTCGACAAATAGCTGATGGTAAATATTTTGCCCATAATAAGAATGAAAATTTGGGAACTAGTTGGGGAGATGATACAGAATTATCTGATGGTGTTGGGGAGTTAAATCAAAGTATGAAAACCTTCTTAGGTAATCTTTGGTTATTTAGTAAGGATGGTACTAAAACTCGTTTACTCAAAGTACAAGAAATTGCAGATGCTTGGTGTGATTTAAAGAATCTTGTATTTCACCCAGAACTAAGATAGCTGGATGTTAATGGTAAAATAGTATGGGGATTTGCCAATACAACAGATGGTAGAAAGTTTATTAAAGAATATCTTACCGATTCTGCTGGAAACGTACTTACAGTACATGACTTAGTAACTGATATGGTAGATGATCCTACTAAATTAGACATGTTGCTTAAACTAGCTACATCTGATGTATTTGCAAAAAGAATGCAATTACCCATTACTAAACAGTTAATATATAAGTCTATGTACGCTTAGATGTGTGATATTAACTTAGGCGCTGGAATATATCCTTAGAAACTTGACCTAGATGGTAATGTCTATCAAGCATTTCATAATAGCAAGGGACGAAATATAATTACAATCAATGATAAAACTCCCGGATACTATAACCATCTACGTCAATTTTTAGATAATATTGAACGTATGAATATGAACCAATTACGTATGAAAGATACAGGTGAGTATGAAAATGTTCGATTAAGTTAGGGAGCTAAAGACGCAAACACATTATAGTATATAGGTAATATAGCTGCTACATATTCTGCATTATTAGGAAGTAAGCATGGTTTATACAGTAATGCAGAATCTGATTATTCTAATGAAATTAAATTAGGAACTATAACGATTGATCGTTCGGGATTATCACTGGAGAAACGTAGTGATAAGTATATTACCTTCACAGATGGTAAAGTTACTTTTAAAGTTGGAAGTAACTTAAAGGTTTCTATTAAATAGAAAAATGGTAACTTTACTAACTTTTCAGATTAGTCAACTTTAGCTGATGCCCAATGGGACGTAATTAAAGAAATACTACAAATACAGGACTATCCTAAAGAAGCTTTTATAAACCAAAGCGCTTCTAATCTTATCACTGCAGAAACTTTGATAAGTCTTGCTGGAAATGTTATGTATAATTATGGAGTATCCAGTATATTACAAAATCGTAATGATCTTGATGATTTTAATATTGATGAGGAAGTAAAAGGATATTTTACTACTGAGGGTACTTATAAGTTAACTAAGGATAAGCAAGAATTACAACCATTTAATCCTAAAAATAATACCAAAATTAATAATCTAATGGATACCATTGACTAGCTCAATGGTAAGATTAGAGATGCTGTTACAAAAGGAGCTGATGGTAAGATGATTAATACTATTACTACATCATAGTTGGCTTCTAAAGCTACACAACAATGGCATCGTGATGCTAAACAATTGGGAGATGATTATGCTTGTAAAGATTTCTCTTTACATGATATATATAAAGGATTTGAAATAGCTCGTGATGTAAAACAAAACCTTGATAGTAAGAAAGTAATTGAATTTAGTCCTGCTGAAAACTTTGCTTTTGGTTTTATTTCTGATTATGCAACTCCTATGAATGATACGGATAAAACTATTAGAGTCCTACCATTAATTATTTCAGATAAGGAGCGCATTCTTAAAATAAAACTAGATCTAAATAAAAAAGTTTAGTTTAAGAACTCTAAAGGATAGTCTGTAGAAGAACAACTTTGCAACCTAACTTAGGAAGATTTGTACGACTACATTAAATAGCAACTAGGAGGTTTTTATGAGCATTAGTATAATCAAATAAAAGGGCGTTACGATAGATTAAAAAATTATGTCACCAATCCAGATGGTACTATTAATTTAGCACAATCTCAAACCTTTGCAAGTCAAACTGAAAATTAGGATTTAAGAGAAATGCTCATAATGTTAGATGGTAATGATACATCTGGTGTAAATTATAATACTCTATTTACTGAAAATGGTATTCTTAATTTTAAAGGAATTAATCAATTAATAGACTAGTTTATTTCAGACCACTCTGATGAAGCTCAAAATTTTGATATAGACGAAGAGGCTGTAAAGTTAGCAAGAAAATATGATTTAAATTATCCCACTACTTAGCTATTACTTAAAGGGGTTATTAATGAAATTAAATTAGAGGATGATACGACTTTAGAAAGACAAAAGATTATAGACAAAATAATCAAAAGTCGTAATGATGATTTATAGGATCGAGCCATTGAAGCTGCTAAAAATCTAATTAAAGAATTACAATTAAGAGCGCAACTTAAAGGTGATTCAATTGATATTGTGGAAAATTCATTCTATAATATTGATAAAGGTCACTTTGTTCCTAATTATGGTTTAGTTGATCAACTATACCGTTGGGGTAAAATTGATTAGGTTGCGGCAGAAAGTATGTTACCTACTGGATTACTGGCAACTTCACATAGTTATGGTGCAGAAGCTGGTAAAGAGCATTTGAAATTCTTTAAAGCTAAATCATTCCAAGTTGTATCTGATATACTTCAAGAAAATGGATATATCAACTTATTTGCACCTGATGGCAAAAGAATTCCTGGAGCATTACGTAAGTTAGGAAACAAGGAAATTGCGGGGACATTAGATGCGAAAAACGGTTTAGGAAAATGGTCACAAGGTGGAAAACTAGCTTTAGCAGCTATTCGTTATAGAGAACTTTATGAAGGTGGTATTAAAGAGAAAGCACAACAAATTACAGACCTTAATCAATTAAGTGATATAGGACTTGTTTAGCAAGCTTTTAAATTTATTAAGTATCTTAATTCTTATAAGTACGGTGTTGTAACGGGACTTACGATAGACGAAGCGGCAAAAAGTATTAGTGATAACTATTCTACTATGCGGGAATGCTATAGTTTAGATGATTATTTACGTAATCCTAAATTTAGTTTACTGACTTTAGAGAATGCTATTAATGACTACTTTAAATGGTAGGATATTGAACGTGGTATAGCTAATTACAATTCTGATAATGGGAATGTAGATATGTATGCTGAGGTTCGCAAAAATGTTTTCGAGAACGATAAAATAGAAATCGAGAAACAGTACAATAAGCGAATTGAGGATAGCAATACTAAATATGATAGTAATATTGCCAGCATAGATGAACAAATGGGGCTTATTACTAGTGTTGAAGAGTCTGAACGATCCGATGCTGAAAAAGAACGTCTTGTCGATTTAATTGCGGAAAAAGAGCAGTTAAAAGAAGCTAAAGCCGAAGCCGAAAAGAAATTAAAAGAATCACTTAAAGAAACAATTACTAAAGTAACTGACCGTTATAACAAAGTATTAGAGCAAGTTCCTGCTTACATAAAAGCTGTTTAGGCAAATCCTAATTTTGCCCATACCGCTGAAATAGTAATTAATCCTGATTTGGAAAAGTATAATGCTTTTAGTTTTCTGTATGGTCAAGAATATACTATAGCTACAGTAGGAACGCACTTAAACCATCCTGGTATGAAAAATAAGGATGATTTAAAAGCTTTTGAAAGTCTTTCTTGGGCACAGCAAGTAAAACGTAATGTATCTTTAACCGCTGCTAAACATTTATATTCTTTAAACTCTTTAAATGGTTTTGGAACTTATTGTAAAATTGCACAGATAGTTTCTGAATCTGATGCAGTTTATAATCTTACAGGAGCATAGGATGAAATGCTTAATGATGATGGTGCTAACTACACTAATGGTGTTACTCACCGTCTTGAAAATTATTCATTAGGTAGTGACGCTGTAGGAGTTGATAAAAAGAACTTTTTCCACATGGAAGATGGTGCTTCTGGTACTGGATTTATTGGCAAGAATGCAACTTTCGTAGGTACGAATTTACGTATCAGAAACTCTAAGGCCTATAGATTATAGAATTTCCAAATGCTTCGAGGAGCTGTAGGTTACTTAAATCCTTACTTAACTAATGGTGGTTTAAATATTACAGAAAGCTTTGAAACTTATTACGATAGTAATACTAGAAAGTGGGAGTTCTCTAAAATGAACTACGAGGACTTTGATTATAAAATTCCCACGTCTTATAAGCCACATATTTAGTATGAAGTTTAGCTTGAGGATGGTTCTTGGACTGCAGCTAATGGGCTATTACAAGGTTATAATGTTCGTGTAATAGGAGATTCTATTAAATTTAAGGATGGTTATACAACTTTTAAATTCTCTAATGTATCTTAGATTGATTCTACTGGAGAGGTTAAATCATTGCCTAATGCGGCAAGCTTTAATTTTAGAGTTAAATTGGATAATGTACACGATATTTGGGAATTTTTTGGTGGTGCTTATTCTGGAAAAGCTAAAGAACAGGTTATAAATGGAGATTTGATATTAACAATGGATGAAAATAGTTATGATGAATCTTCATTTGATTTAACTACATGGGTTGTAAATAATGTAGGAAAACGAAGAGAAGGTGTTGGTATGGATGTTAAAGTAGAATCACAAACGCAAGTAGACCAATACTTAAAAGATTCTATGATACATTATTTATCTTCCATTGAAACTATTAAATAGGGTTAGAATAAAATCAATAAGCGTTCTGATATACGAAATGAAAACTATATTCCATTATTTATGGAAATGGATATGCACGATGCAGGAGTGCAATTAAATGCAGAACACCATTCCGATGATTCAGTTCTTTCCATGATGACTTAGGTTTTAAATGCCTTAGGAGCTAGAGGTTATACTTCTTAGGAAGCAGATAAAACTTATCAAGCTTTGCAAGGTCTTACTAATGCTGCATTGTAGGAATACATTGATTATTCAAGAGCTGGTGATTCGCCACAAAAACGTCAACACTTAGAGAATTTCATAGCACATATAATTGGTGATACTATTCAAGCTAATAGTACTTTAGATGAAGGTACTTTAGCTGGTGCTTTAATGCACCAAGCATAGAAGTTATTAAGTCGTAATAAGAACTTTAAATTTGAAGAAGTTCGTTAGTACTTACCTATTGATGATCCAGCCTTACTTAGAAATATGATTTCTAAATTAGCTTCTGGGTTAACAAAAAGATGTATTCGTGTTAAATTCCCAGGGTCTATGGATGTCATGTCCCCGTCAAACTCTATCTATAGATTATATGACGGTAAAATGTTATCCGAGTATAATGGAGATTTAACAGCTTTAACAGAAGCTGATAAAAAGGCTCCTATATTAAAACCCCATGAAATAAAAATAGACAGAGTATATCATATAGAAGGTTGTCCCGGAGCTGATAGTAGAGGTTATATAAAAATTAATTACCCTACCGATTACTGGCAAGTTCGTCGTTTCCTAGCAACTGCGGAAGGGCAAAAAGTAGAAGTCAGAGAAGTTCTTTCAGAAGGAAGAGAGCTTGCTTCGTTTGGTATAACTTTTGAAGCTATTGACGAAAATGGTCATAGGAATACTTATAATATGTGGGATTTAGCTACAGCTCGAGATATGTTTATTAAAGACAAGCTCGAATTGGAGAATGGAAATTCCGATTATAAGTAGAATCATGCACAAAGAATGCAAGATTTGCAAAATGCTTTATTTGCTTTAAGTGATAATCCAAATGTTAAAACCACTTAGGTTATTGATTATGATGCTAATGGTAATGTAATCTATAAAACAGTACGTATTGCAAAGGAAACTGTTAAGAAACAACCTTATGAAATTATTATGTCTCAGCTTTATAAAACTACTTTTGGTTTAAGGGCTGGGGATTCTATAGGAAATATTATTAATGATAAGTTATTCTTCTTTAAGAGAGCTGTTGAGAATTGGGAGAATGATAAGAACAGACTTCCAGAAGAAGCTTATGATGTGCAACTAAAACAAATTAGTGGTAAGCACATTAATTTACTATATGATACAGAGTCTAATAATCCTGATGGTTTTGAGGAGTTACAATTTGATCCTTATATTGATTAGCAAGGTACTATATGGCTTACTAACAATAAAGGTGATAAAATAATGAAATTGTCTTCTAAAGATGATGTAGTTCTAAGTAATGGTTCTGGTGATATTATTATTAAAACCAAAGATTTAAAATGGTATTGTGATAATAGTAAATATGTAGACTTAACTATATCTTCTGGGCGTGATGAAAATACTCTACAAGAAATACTTGGTATATTAAGAGAATCTGATAGTAAGCAATTAAAGAGCCTGTTTAACCGTCTTGATACTTTATGGGAGTCAAGAGATAGGAAAGAAGCTTTTGAAGACAAAACTCCAGAAGAGCAAGCAGAAGAAAGGGCTAAATTTGACCATAAGTTTATATCTGTAGGACGTTATAATTTTGAAAGCACTAAAAAAGCTTTACATAACTTTTTAAATAATCGTTATATAGATGATGAAATAAAGTATGAATTATTGGATTATGCTCTTAATAGTGATAAGGATACTTTTAATGAGGATAAGTTACGTGAAGATGTTGAATCTTACGGATTACGTGACAGTATTGCAGACCAACTTATTAAAATGCGTAAAGGTCATATAGGTTCTATCTTTAGAAATTCTAAATATATAGGAACATCTTTCCAAAAATCTTTGGAAGTACTTGCAGCTCGTATTCCCGCACAATGTATGCAATCCTTTATGTCTATGAAGGTTGCTGGATTTGATACTAGTGGTTTGAATACAGCTTATGTAAGCCGTTTCTAGACTTGGTTACAAGGTTCTGACTACGATATAGACAAGGTTTCATTGCTTGGATTTAAATTTAGAAATGGGCACTTCATTACGTGGTCAAATTTCATGGATTTAACTTCTACAGCAACTCTTAAAGCTTCTGAAGAACTTTCTTATCCTACTAACCTAGCTGCAGAGGTTCTTGAAAATGATGCTATTAATAAAACAAGCCTAAATGAGGATGCTCTTGAAAATGTTAGACTTGATACTAGTATTGATAAAGAAAACCGAGAAGGGGTTAGAACTTTATATGTTCAAGTAGGAGCAGAAGAAGTACCTTTATTAGAAGTACGTGATGCCTTTAAATAGAATAAAATTAAAGAGTTTACTGATACTTATAATGATATTAAATCTGAATATGACGATATAAGTATAGAGAAGGGTGATGCAGAAGCAAAAACTTACTTAAAAAGTAAATATAAAGAAGTACTTGGTTAGGAAGCAGGTCGAAAATAGGTTAAAACTCTACTTAAAGAGTTAGAAGACCATTATAAGTTCGTAGGGCAAAAGGAATAGGTAAAAGAAAATAAAAAAGCTGGAATTTTCACAATAAATCCTATAGCAGATGCTGAAACTCTTGCTAATTACGAAACTCAAATTCAAAGAGTTGTTTATGGAGTTATCCCAACTGGTGGTGTAGTATCTATAAATGGTGCTGATAGTACAGTTATTAATGATATGTTAGTAAAGTATGGCTTTTCTCTTAACCAAAACGTACTAACATAGACTGGTGAGAATGTTTCTGTAGCTAAAGACTTCTATGATTATATTACACGTGAGGATTAGATTGCAGGAATTCCTGTCAGTGAGAATTTGGATTCTAGAATTATTATTAAAAATGAATCTGGTTACACCCTTAACTACTATCCTGGAGAATTTGCGGATGAGAAAGTACAAGTTGCTAAAATTAAAGCCCTTGCTAAATTTATTGATGCTGTAAATAAATTTGGTGGTATTCCTAAACTATCTATTACGGAAGATTTAGACGAAGAAACTAAAGAAGCTTATGAGGAACATAATAATGCTTTATAGCAATTGATGGATGAAATCAATGAGCATAACTTGTATTTAAAAGATGGCAAAGACTATAGTCAAGATGCTCTTTTAAACTTCGTATCTTCTAATATGTATAATGTGGGCACAAACCCTAGTAACCTTATCTAGGGTACACAATCCGTAGATGCTAAAGATGGTTCTGTAAATAGAATTAAAAAATTAGCTAACGAGGGCGACTACAAAACTAAGCTTAAACGCTATGATCCAGGTTCTATTACTAGCTTATGGAATATGGAAGCTTTAACTATTGGTGGTAAAAAGAATACTGGTATTGTTGCTGCCAATCTAAAAGTATTTGAAGGATTAACTCAATATACTAACATGCTTCTTAATGAGGGTACTCATGAAGAGTTACAAGACTTGCTTGCACATCGTAATATTGCTGGAAAGGATATTCATTTACTTGCAAATGTTTACCAGCAGAATAAACATAATTTCACTACTCGTGAAATTTAGGAAGCTCTTGATGCTGTTGACCAAACTCTCGATGCTTACTTGGAATATTCTGGATTCTTGTCATTGTCTACCGACAATGCTAAAGACCCTACACTTGCCAAAATTAACGCTGGTGAGAAATTATTAGGTTTATACTTATGTGGTGTAGCAGTAGGTATTGATGTTCCCAGCTTAGTTAAAATATTAACATCTAAAGCAGCCGCAGAATCTGTAAAATTATTAACTAGTAATATGTTTAATAATGCACAAGGATTCTTTGATGTTAATGCTTTAGATCGGTATCTAGCATCTGGCCCAATTTAGGTGGTAGATGAGTTTAATGTTAGTATGCTTAACTAGCCAGTTCTTAAAGCATGGATAATAAGTGTTTGGAATAGAGAACACAAAAAGGCAGATTCCCAATTAAGTGCTAGTAGTAAAATAGGTAGAAAACACCTTTCTCATGCCATACAAAAGGATGGATGGCAAAAGTTTAATGACGCTTTAGTAGATTCTCTTAAAAATATTACAAAGGAAGTACATAAAGGTGATGATGCTTTAGAGGTAGCTGAATAGTTAGAAAATGGTAATCAAAATAATGATTCATCAGAAGTAAAGGAAGAGAGTGCAACTACTGAAAAAGCAAAAGAGAATCTTTGGGCTGTTTACAATCTTCTGAAAAAGGTTCAAACTTAGGTAAGAGATTTTGCTAAATCCTAGGAAACTATTAAAGATTGTTGGGTATAGTTACCTAATGGTAGATGGGTTCAAGCTTGGAGTCAAATTAGACGTTTAAATTAGGTAGCAAATGAATTTAAAAGATTCTCTCAAGTAGCTAAATTAAATTAGCAACTTCCTAATGCTATGGATGAGCAACTTGCTTGGATTCGTAAATTTGAAAAAGGTATTGCATCACGAATTTCTGAAATAAGTAAGTAGGAGTTGGACAATCACCCCGAAATGTAGCAAGCTATAGACGAATTAGAATAGCTAAATAAAGAGTTATATGCTTAGATGATGCAATAGGGAATACTTTCAGGAGAATAGTTTGACCGTTTGAAATATTCCGTAAGTTTGAGTAAATTTGTAAATGATGCAGAATACCAAAAAAAGATATGTAGTATCTATGGTAAGTTAAAGTATGTTGTAAATGTTTATGATGCAATGGCTAAACTTCCACATTACTTAGGATATGCTAGAACTCTTGCAGCACTTAGTGAAACTATGGGAGAAACATCTAAAATATACCAAACTGTAAATTACATTTCTCAAAATGTTATAAAGAGTCTTGGTGATGAATAGCATCGTAAGAAAGAACTTACTCGTTTAATAGACTGGGTTAATGATTGTCTTACTAATGATTTCTTGTTAAATCGAGGAACTAATCTTACAATTAAGTCTGGATCTAAGTATTATGAAAAAAGTTATGGTCTTACTACTGGTATAGACCCTACTTTAAAAACAGTTGGTGAGGGTGCTACTTCCACCATACAATTAGGAACTTTGGAAGGCAATATGTCATTTAAATATATAATGGAAAATGAAGTATTGCCGGATTTAAAAGAGAAGTATCCTGCATTTGATTTAATAAGAGACTTAAATCAAATTAAGTTTGATAAAACTAATGATAGAAATACATTAGTAAAAATGGCAACTAAGTCTACTATGCTTCCTAGATCTGAACAAGAAATACAAACTTTAGCTAAGTACAAGGAAGATCTCATAACTTTATCTAATATTAGGTTATCTCAATTTAACGGAGAAATTAATTTAGTAGATGCTTTATTTGCTTACAATTTAATTGTAAATAAAGGTAAGGTATCTGGAAATTCTCTTACTAATTTGTTTGAGGATTATGCAATGAGTTAGGGTAAGTAGTAGACTGATGGGTAGCCTTCTGCTTTTATAGAAGATTATTATAATTCAAGACGAGTTCCAAACGAAAGCTTACTTGAAGAATTAGCATTTTCTGATAACTAGGTACAGAACTTCTTAATGGCTACAGCATAGTATGATCCTACTTATAAATCTAAAGCAGAGTATATCTACATACGAAATCCTTTTACTAGATAGTATGTACTAGCTCAGAAAATAAACAAAGAGGAGATTAGAGCGCAATACACTGATGAGGATTTAGGTGTAGAAGATTACGGAATTGATGATGTTGCCGAAGATTATATTAATGAGGATTATTCTGATTATGATGACGATGATTACGAAGGTTCAGACTCATCAAATTATAAGAATCAGCGTGCTTGGGAGGCAGGAGTTGAAGTATAGGGTTATAAAATACTTGGAGTTTCTTCTACTGTGGACGCTTTTAATAATTTTGCAACAGCAATTTATGGAAAGTAGGAAGTCGAAAAAGTCTTTGATAATATAGAAATTAGTGAGGATGGTAAATAGATAAAATCTATTACTTATAAGTCTGGTGATGATCCAGACGCTCGCACTCTTACGTATGATGATTTATTTGAAGGTACTTCGGATATAAGATCTGAAAGACGTAAAGCCTTAGAAAAGGAATTAGGAATCAAAGCAAAAGATACTCCAGAATCTAAGCTAGAAAAAGTACTTATTAATTTTGGTTTAGTAACTAAAGATGCTGATGGTAACATACAACTAGTTTAGAATACTAATGCAAACCCTACAGTAACTTTAGGAGATGTTATAAAAATGATTAAAACAGGTAAACCATGCTAATATGGCAGGATGTATGAATAAAAATGATAGAGGATACCAGTCGTTAAGTAGAATGGCTGGTATCCCTTCTATGGTATTAGACGTTTATTGTCAAAAGTATTTAGATTCATTTAATAGATTACCTAACTTAGATGAATTACCCCTTGTGGATTCATCTAAGCATTTAAATGAATCTTTAAAAACAAAATAGATTGGAGATTCAAGTTTTGCTAGTAATGAAGCTATACAAAAAACTACAGGAGCACAGTCCTTAGGAGAAGCGCAAGTAAAGCTTAATAATACGTATAGAGATTTACAAGTAAACTTAGTGGAAGTTACAGATAAATCATCTTTACTTGAAGTATAGCATAGACCTAGTGTATTTAAAGAACTTAATCAAGAATATACAGGGGAAAATTTTGATGTTCAATCTGATACTGACAAACGTGTAGTTCTGCGAAATATGCTTGGTAAACTAAAAGATTTTTATGGCATTAAAATTAATGAAGTTACGTCTAAACAATTATGTGAAGGTGACTTTGCTAATATAATACCAGATGCTAAAACCGCTAAAGCCTTTATTTATAATAACGAAATATATATAAATACGGATATTGCAGATATAGATGCACCTATACATGAATTAATGCACATATTTTTAGGTGGTATGCGCTATACTAATCCGACTATATATTTTAATTTAGTGTCTAAAGCATAGCAGTTTAAGAATTTACAAAGTCTAAGTAAGGTATATCAAGATAGAACTCAATCTGATTTTTTAGAAGAAGCTTTTGTTTCAGAGTTTTCTAAGCTTTGCGCTGGTATGCACAGTGAATTTGATTCTTGGTCTGCTGAGGATCTTAACCCGTTATTATATGAAGTCCGTAGAAATATGGACTCAGCTTTAATGGGTAATAAAAGTGTTAATAGTATTGATCCTAATGAACTTTTTAAAGCAAGTTTCTTAGATATTGCTATGCGCACAAAATCTCCTGAATTAAATAGAAGCGATTTTAGTATTCTAAATCTCGCTGAATTACATAGACAGAATGCGAATATTAAATCTAAGATGCTAAAAGATGGTGACTTAGTTGAAAAATGTGATTAAGTATGGCTTGTAAATTTATATATAAAGGCAATAGAGTTTTTAATTCTGAAATTGCACTTGATGAGTTTCTTATTAATAGTAAGAAGTATTAGGAAGGTTCTGATATTGTATTTGAGTTAAGTACAATTTAGAAACAGCGGGGTGCTAGAATTAAACAACGTGGTAAGGCAGCTGATAAGTTAATTACTCATAATCCTGTAATATTTGATACAGATTTATTCGAGGATTATGAAATGAATGAGTTCGGTTCTGATAACTATGGCGTTACATTCGCTCTTAAATAGTATGTAGATGCGGAAGGTCACCCACTTTTTCCTATATTTAATCTGGAAAACTACTGGCAACATAAAATGCCAGACTGGTAGAAACAAGAATATTGGACTAAAGGTTATTAGGATGATACAGGTGAAGTACATAAATGTGATAAGTACGAGTATCAAGCTGTTTGGGGAGATAAAGATCCTAATGATATTACAGCAGCTCCTACTAATGACTAGTTGGAAGTTGGTAAAAAAGTAATGGAGAGAGTTTGGCCTATGCAAGGTTTTATGGGTACTGGTGTACATAGAATGATTGCAGCTTATTGGAAATGCTAGACAGCTCATAAAGGTAGGGCTAGTGCTACACAAGTTAAAGCAGAAATGACCAAAGCTCTAGATTTTCAATTAATAGGAAGTGGTAATAACAATCCTTTATTATCAGAATTTAAAGGCATTAAATACTCAGATTTTCTTTCTGATAAAGTAGATGATACTTACTCAAAATGTAGAGCTATTCACGATGAACTTAATTCAAAGTTTTTAACAGATGAGTAGCGTAAATCTGGTATGGAATTGTATTTCTTACCTGAAACCGCCATTACTACAGAAGTTGATGACTTTGAACATCCCGATAAGAAGAGAAACTTATTGGGTAATGTAGACTTATTTGTAATTGATCCGTCTGGTAACATTCACATTATTGACTACAAAACTTCACCTAAAGAATATAATGAGTACAACTCAGCTAAAATTAGAACATTCTACTATTAGTTAGCTACCTATAGACGTTTGACAGAGCGTATGGGTTTTGCATTAGACCATAATTCTAATGTGTATGTAATACCTATTAAGTTTGAAAACTTCTAGATTGATCCAGAACAAACTGATGTTACAAAGCTTTGTAAATTTGATAATCTTAAATTACGTGAGGGAAGTTCTGGTATTTTAGAGCGTTTGGAAGTTAAGGCAAGTCTTAGTTCTACAGGTGTAAACTCCGATACTATTAATAGTAACTTGGATAAAATCATTCCTATTAAGAATACTAAAATCATGGCTGATGGTGATATTCTGGATGATGTTAAAACTTAGATGAAAGCCTGGTTTCCAAGTTTCGGTAAGTACAATGAAATTACTAAAGAGTATGTTGTCAAGATGCTTAAACGTAAAGGTCGTGATAAGATAAATCCGAACAGTTTGAAATATACTTATAAGGTTGGTAAGAAAACTGTAATTACTGATAGCTTTGAAGCTCTTGTAGATGGGGTATACTAGGAATATTAGAAGATGGAAGAACACGTTATGGATAGAACTTAGGGTGTTAAAACCATCTTACAAGAAGCTATAAATAATAAGGAAAATGTAGTCATTGATACAGGATATGCTCATAGCTCTCGTAAATTTGCAAGAGAAAGTTATCTAGAAAATTTGTTAAACCCTTATACTACTGGAGAATATGAAATCCTTGATGATTATAATGAAGCCACAGAACGTCTTGGAATAATATTACTTAAAAATATACATACCAATAAAATTGATGTATTAGTAGTAGATACTAGTAAACATGCTTTTGATGATGAAATAGCACTAGGTGGTACTGAGAATAGTCCAGGACGTAATAAGACTTTAACAGGAACTTTTATTTCTGATGTTACTGCAAGAAATAAACCTAATGAGCTAGTACTTGATAGTACTTATGGTAATATTAGAATGATGGAAGTTATGTAGGCTTTAAATAATATGTCTGCTTTATTTAATAGTGATTCCGCAGGAATGGAATCTACATTAGGAGAGATTAAAATGTTTAATCAATTTCATAATGATGGTTGGACAGCTTCTAATGAACAACTTCTTTACAACTTTAAAGAATTACATAAGGCTAATAAAACAGAAGACTAGATTCATTTAGGTAAGGATATAAAAATGTGTAGTTAGCTCGATCTTATTAAGCATAGGTGTAATGAGATTATGGCAAATCCAGAACATGATAGAAAATGGAATGGTATTCAAACTGCTATAGATAATACACAAAACTTTACAGTTAATCCTATTATACTTAAATCTCAGCTAATCGGATTAGCACATGACATTGAAGAGAAATTTAAGTTAAAGAATGATACTAATGCTAGAAACTTGGAAGGTGATAAAGCAGAAGCATATAGTTTCTTAGCAAACTTATATTCTGCTATTGCAGAAATTGATGGTATTCATTTTAAATAGCAAATTAAAGACCATTCTGCTTTCTTAAATTAGTCTGGTGTAAAAAGAATTTTCAAAGAGGGTTGGTCTGGAAATAGTCTTGATAATCCAGGAATGCTTGATTCTGACACCCTTAATAAGATGGGTCAACGTCTTAATGAAGCCTACTAGCTGACTCGTGACGAGATCCAAAATATTTCAAAGAAGATTTATACATTGAGTAAAAAATTGAAGGAGGAAAACAACTTCGGATATTTGAAATCTCGAACTATCGGAAATGAAGCATCTATTTACAAAAATTTATATGATGATACTTATGAAGATGATTTAGTATTTAAAAACCCATTTGATTCTCACGGAGTAACATTGTCTGAAACTGAAAAGGAGTTTTTAAAGCAATCATTGCTTTTAATCAATCATAATCGTTATGGAGATGTAAATACTATGGATGACCTAGAATTAGCTATTATGCAGGATCCATATAAATATCTCCGAGTACCATTAACTGAGGGTACTAATGCTTCTAAAGTTGCATATAAAGGTATGTGGGAAACCATTAAGGAGAAGTTTAAAAACCTTATCCCTACAAAACTTAATATGCAAAGAATGTTTAAAGGTTTGCTGGTGGATGAAACTTTATTGGATAACGAGGATGTTCGTAATAAGTATCAAAATAAGGATGCGGAACTTTGGGAAATGAATACTGCATTTGATGCTGGTGAAACTGAATAGGCTAGAAAATCCATGTTAGCTAATTATGGTAAGAATTATTTTGAGCATAATCTAGAATTACTTACCATGAAACATGCTTATGCTTATACATTAAAGAATAATATTAATAAAATATTTCCACTATTTAAAGCATGTGCTTTACAACTAGAAATGGGTGGTGCTATAATGAATACTCGTTTCGCAGAAGACATTTAGTACTTACATGACTTTATTACTAATAAAGTACTTAATATGTCTATCTAGGATCCTAAATGGAGAACTGCTTAGTACGTATGTGGTAACTTAATGTCTGGAGCTTCTAAACTAGCATTAGCTTTTAACCCAAAACAATTTTATCAAGCTATTGATGGTTTATGGAAAGATATTTCTTTAGTGATAAGACAAAATGAATACGATCAAGCTTTCAGTCAGTAGAATATGAAAGATTCTTTCTGGTGGGTTTACAGAGATTTAACCCATAATTGGGGTGACGGTAAATCATTGGCTTAGGTTCTTAATGAATAGTATGGTATTAATGATATGGATATGAATTCCTACATTGATAAAACTAAACCTAATCAATTTGGTATCTTTAATTTGGATAATGTAATGTTCCATTTCGCGTCACGTCCAGACTTCTATAATAGAATGACTATTTTTGGAGCTCAGATGAGACATGATGGTTGCTTTGAAGCACACGACGAAGACGGTACATATCATTGGGAAAAAGACTTGCGCTATAATATCTATGCTAAATATTGTAAGGATGAAAGTGCTGTCCCAGCTTCTTTAAAAGCTGAATATAATAAGCAGAAAGCTCGTTATAAAGCTGCGGCTACACAATTTCAAGCAGAGGGTGCTAAATTTAAGAATTCTGATGGTGAAATGGAGGATTTTGTTGTAGACCTCTCTAATCCAAAGCCATTACCTAGAGCGTACACAGTTAAAGAAGCTGAAAGTATTAAATCTTTAGCAGATTTAATTTATGGATATTATTCTCATGAAAAGAAATCTATGATTCAATCAACGACTGCTGGAGCTTTATTTATGCAAATGAATACATTCTGGTCTTCTAAGAAAAACTAGTGGTTTTTACCAGGAGGAGTACGTATGTAGGGTACATATGAACATTATTCTGAAACTTAGGAAGATGGAACTAAAAAGTATTATTACCAAGATGAGAATGGTAATATTACAGATTAGGAAACGGATACACCATTCATGGTTTGGAAGGGTCGTTATTAGGAAGGAATCATGGTAACATTAGCTAATATTTTTAATGATACTTTCTATGGTGATGAAACTGGTAAGAAAGGCTTAGGTAATGCTATTGATAAGTATTGGAACGCAACTGATGAAAACCTTCGTAATGCTTATAGAAATAATTTAAAGTAGTTACTATATGATTTATTAATGTTTCTATTCTTAGGAATGCTTATTGCACCTGCTTTAGAGAATGCTGCGAAAGCTCATGCTAAAGAAGTGGGTAATGGTGACTTAGGTGATGCTATGATAAATAATGCTACGGTGAATTTAACTTCTATGTTATCTACATCTACAGATGATTTTAACGCACTTAAATCTATTTTTGGTAGAGGTGTACAATGGACACCATTCTCTATATCTACACTTACAAACTCTTATTAGAGAGTAAGTTCAGCTGTATCAGGTAATAGTGATTGGTATGATGCTATTGTTAAAATGTCCGCAGCAGGAAGAACATAGGAGAATATGTTTGATTACATAAAAATAAATACACTCGGTCGAAAGATTGGAGACAATGGAGTAGTAAAAGAGGATTGAAAAAAAAATGGGCGACAACTTAGGAAAAATCCTAAGCTGCCGCCCATTTTAATATTTAAAATTACGTTAACAAGTCAAAGTTGTTAATCAAGTCATTTCTTAATAGAAATTTATCTAATTTAGAAATGCTTGCATTTAATTCTGTTGCTTTTACAGAAAGATCCTCTAAAGAACCATCATTTTTTACAATAAATGAAAAACCTTTATAATCATCTAATTCAGTTTCACTTGTATGTTTTTGCTCACTCTCGGAACCGTCTGAAAAATCGCGATTAACCCGGATTACAAGCCCACCAGCCGATTCAATTCCTTCGACCTCACTCTTGTACCTTACGTCAGAAATAAAGGCTATATCAGGCTGCTGTGAAGCAATTTCTCCAAACAGCCTTTTAACCCAAAAATTAGTTCCAAAAGTTTCTCTAAATGCTGTTCCAACCTTTTGTAACAACACTCGATTAGTAGCGTCCCAAAAAAGATTAAAAGACTTTTTAAATTCTCTACTATCGAATAAACTAGGCTCCACTCCAAAAGCTTCGCCCGCAATGTTCTTTAAGACTCTAGCAAAACTATACTTCTTACATATTATTTCAGGGTGAGTCACTGAAAAGGTTCCTATTAACATATCAGCAAGAGTATCCTTACCTGCATTCATTTTTCCAGAAATACCTATAATCAACATTTAATTTCCATTTTCTGTTGTAAAGCTATATTATCTCCGATACTTTGAGGTTTTATATCTTTAAATGATTGAGGATTGAGATTCCAATCTGGCGTTTCTGTAGGTAAAGAATAACCAGCATCCTGAATATCTATAATCAAGTCAACTGCTTCTAAAGCAGCCTCTTTATTTCCTTCAAAGAGGATAGTACTAAGCAATTCCCTAACCTTAGCAATTACTTCTTTTTTAGTAAATAACATAATTAAAATGAGTCTATATCAGTTATATCATAATCTTTATCTTCATCCACAGAAGCTGTAGTAACAGCTCCTACCCCAGGTAGCAATTTATCGGATACAGTAATACCTTTATCAGGAAACTGCCTATGAAGCTTAATAATTGCATCCAATTGTGCTACCGTTAAATAAATTTTACTTTCCATCAATTAATTCACCTAGTTTTTTACATACATAATTAAGCATAGTTTCATCAGTAAGTCTGTTGATAGCACTGTCATTATCAACAACTTCTTGGAGGATGTCTTCAATACCTTTAATTATTTCTTTTAAGTTTGGTTCATCTACAAAAGATTCTTTATAATTAACCTTTTGACTAAAATCCCCAATTATTCTTTTTAAGTCAGATATACCATCAATCGACCAGTGACCTCCTTCTGGCAAACTTATTCTTATAAAAGGAGATACTCCGTTATTTTCAGTTTCTAATTGAATGGTTTGCCAATTATCATCATCCTCACAGCAATCCCCCGGTTGGGTATATTGAGCTATTACTTTTTCAACCTCTACACCTTCATACTTATTCTGAAAATCAATCATATTCTTAAATTATTTTATGTTTTTGTAACCATGAAACTCTTGCAAAGTAAGCTTTGTTACCATACTCACTTTGTAATATTGAACTATCTATAAAGAAACAATTCTCCAAGAAACCTTCTTTAGTCATTAATATTCCTTTTGGGTCATTAACAGGAACAAATAGATCGCAATTATTCAAATTCATTTTTCGTCTTATTAGATTATTGTAGTAGTATAAAGAATATTTATCTAAAACCTCAACATTCGTGCCAAGCTCTTAAGAAATCTTCTCTAGATATTCTTTCCACGTGTCCTAGATAATCCCGTACACTACATATATTATTTATAGTGAGTTGTTCAAATTCGGGAGTAATAACTTTCACCAATCGTTCGTATTCTTTGCAATCGTAATCAAACTTTTGAATATAAAGTCTATACTTTTCAAACTTTGGTAAATAGGGTAAAGTGATTGGAAAGTTTTCATCTAACCAATCCAAGAAAATTAAGTTTACAGATTCTTCTGTTTCAGATACTGTATTTATACCAATAGCTCTTTTAAAATCTTTATATACCGTAGTACCATCCTCGCAGTTACATTTAATTATGGGATAATCTCTATTGCAGGGAGTTTCAAATATTACACCATCTATATTGGATTTGACTTTAAGATCATCATAAAAGTCTTCTGCTGTAATAGGACTTAATGGTAAATGCAGTAAGAGTCGCCGGAATATATTAGCCATTCTAACTTTTGTAAAACTAGAAGGGCCGATTATAAAGTTATCGGTTAGTTCTTCATACGCGTTTAAAACCATTTTATAAATATCTTCTGCATGTACATCAGCTGTTTTATTATATGTAATAGCTTTAATTACCTCTAATTCTGCCCATTGCTTATTAGTATCCATTTTCAGTCTCTATATTTTTTACATTATTAAATATAATATCTTCTCTAGTCCAGTATTTAGGAATTTTTTGAAGTCTTTCTACATTATACCATAAATAGAGTACTTGACCCTCTCCAATTTCATTCCAAGCGGTTTCAATTTGTACCGAGTTAGATTCAGAATCTACTTTAGTAACTTTACCTATGTAATCAAACGTATCACTACTATGTATAGGTTTTACAATTACAGTATCATCAACCCTAATTTTAGTACGATCTAGAATTTCATTTTCTAAATGTAATTCAAAATCTTTATACCATTCATGTAAAATAGCTTCATAAGGAGAGTCTTTGTAACCAATTTTTTCTATAAATGATAAGACACTACGTTTGAATCCAGAACTCTCCTCAACATAAAATATAGTAGGGTTATTAATAAGTACGGATAAAATATTCCTACTAAAAAATAAACCATTCTTTATGTAGAAGAAAAGTGAGTTTCCCCAGCGTTCAAAATCTATTTCGTAATTATGATTATTAATTGTATATTTCATACTATGCACATTAAAATTATTAAAGTCCAAAATAAAACTAATATTGTAGCTAAAGTTACTGTAGACTGGAGATATTCTCCTTTATATATACTATACAGAAGATCTCCAGTCATAAGTAAAGCCACAACTATATATCCAGATAAAAGTCCTATCATACTAAGAATTTAGCTAGAATACATTCCAAGCATCCCCAGAATACAACTCCCCAATTTATAAATAAGAATAATACTAAAATTGCACTATCTCTAATAGATAATATTAGCATTGCTGCAGTGCCTAATAGTATTGACATTATTATAAGTGCTACAAATACCATAGTCTTTTATTTTATTGGAGATGCAGTTCTGTTACCTACACAATCATCACAGTATGGGGAGATCCAACCTTTAGTTATCCATTTAGCAGGTTTACCACACAAAACACAAGTTCTAGAAGATATATCTTCATATTTCTCTACAACTTCATCAGTACCTTTGGTACCATTCACATCATACCATCTAAGATAACCAAACTTCTCTTTAATTTGCGATATTCTGTATTTAAATAATCCAGAATACCCTGCATCTTTAATTAAGGCTTCTTTAATTTCTTTACAGATTTCCAAACCAAAGGCTTTTCTCCATCCTGTGTCGAGTGCGTCCAGTTCAGTGTAAGAAGGTAAGCAGTGGAAGGTTTGTAGTGGATAATCATGGATCCATTCTAATACTTTTGCATAATAATATTTGGGTTTATTCGTAACCAATTTTCTGAAAGGATCTGTTGCGTTTCCAAATTCACCAACCCATTTTGTAGAATCCTTATATAATCTTTTGATGTATTGTTGCATCTTATAAGAATACCAATGAGTTCCAGTAAAACGATTCCTAGGGTAAAGGAAAGGAAACCGAATACACAATATAATATTGTCAACATAAGTCTTAAATTTAGTTTTCATCTTAGATAATGTATTAAAAATAATAGTATTGCTTCTAGCATAGCTAAAACACATAAATTTTGATGTTTCTTACAAAAACCTAATGCTTTACCTTGTATTAGCAATACAATAACTATAAGTAAATTAATTACTAAATCAATAATATTTAAAAATATAGTATCAAACAGTAAAACCTTACTACCGTAAGTTATGACCATTGTTATAGGCCCAAACTTTACGGATAGTAAGGTTAACTTTTTAGTCAGAATCGTTGGGATCTTCACGGTTATTAAAAACTATTTTATCCATAAATTCTTTTTGTTGTTTGATGGTTTCTTTTAAATCTTTTATTGTAGTATCTTGTTTAACCATAGGATTTATTAATTGTTCCAAATGGTAAATAATTTCCGGATTAGTTTGAGCTATTATTCCCAGTTTCTGGAACAAACTGTTGAGCGGTAGCGTATCCATATTTAATAAGATAATCCTTAATTTGTTTTGCAAGAATCTGAGCTTCTGGATGTGGTTTATTACCTTTACTAGGATATGCTCTAAGATTACAGAAGTGAATCCAGTCAGATATAAAAGCTGTATGATACAATTCAGTTTTAGTATCTAATGGAAGTATTTCTCTAGCCTCTTCTGGTTTAGCTCCTAGTTCAATTAAATGTTCGTAAGCTAAATTAGCAGCACAATTAGCAAAGTAAAACCAATCCACTTTAGATAATTTACGACTACCAGTAAGAAGTATATCAAAATACTCAAGTAGATTACACTCTTGCTCTGTAACCCATAAAGGTTTGTAGATATTTAGAGCACTCTCAGATCCAGATTTAGCATAATTACAGAATCTGGTAGACTCTTCCATAATTGAATTCTTTCTATGTCTATTATATTCTCTAGAAATACTTATAGAAGTAGTAAAATGAAATGTAAGTCTTTTTTCAAAGTCTTCTGTAGGCTGTTCTACTAAATATTTAGACCACTCAGACCAAGGAATTCTATTCTCTTGCAATACTCTTAGATTAGTTGTAACTAACTTATACATACGATATGTACCCTGTTCATACCAATCTACAACCTTTGTATATGGATTACCAAGAATATCTATAATAGATCCAGTTAAGGACTGCAATGGTATCTTTAAATATACAGTTCCATGTTCTAACGGCGAATAATGTCCAGAATTTATAAGATGTTCTACAAAGGGTTTAGCTGATGTTTCAGTAATTTTATCACCACTATTCCAACAACACCTTCCTACACGTTCAATCTGTTTATAAATACCATTCTCTCCTAAATCCTGATAAACTACTTCTAATTTTGGTTCAATTAATTTAATCATACGTCTAATAAGTATATTTAGTTTTTGCTAAAATCCAACCCTCAGCATCAGGAAGATCTGATTGCCTTAGAATTTCATCTACAGTAAAATTATTTGCTTTAATAGAATCTTTTACAGTGGATTCTGTCCAATCCACCGTAAAAGTTTTCCGTAAAGTCATTTCTATAGTTACCTCTATTGGATTTTTCATAGTAATTATAAACTTAGAAATGTTAAAACACAAGTTAATAAATATTAATCTGAAACACTTTCTTGTAGAAGTTCTGCCACTACATCAATATTGTTCATGATTTGCCAAAATATATCAACTTTTTCAGATTCAGTTTGTGAAGGCCAATCAGATAATACTATTTCGTATTCACAACGTGACCACCATTGATAACGAGCATGTCTTTCCACAAAAAGTTTAAAATCATCAAGAGTTCTTGGCTTATCACCCTCTTCTTTATAACATTTTACTAAATAAGGTATTACGTTATAAGTTTCAAACTTCTTATGATTTATATTATAAATAATTGTATTAAATGTTCTTTTCATATTATTCCGAATAATTTTCTAAATTACAACAAACATCATCAACAGTCCAACCAGAACAATCTTTTAACATAAGTTCTTTTTGAGAATCTGTAAGATACTTTTTCTCCTTTAAGTCTTTAGCTAATTCATGTGGTAATTCTATCTGCTCTTGCACTAGCTCTTGCAGGTCACAATCATCGAAGTTATAACTCTTATAACAAGTACCATCTTCGTAGTCTTCCTCTACATCAACTGCATAATCTGTAGTATATACCTTAACAGTTTTACTAATAGTTAAAGACACTGTGACCTCAAGTTCTATTTCAGGTTGCTCATGCCAATTATAAGGAGCATCAGGGTCATTCCACGCCCCTGCAGGATAATAATCAGATTCTTTCATATTAAATTTAGAAGTTTTAGTAACTGGTGTAATGTTATAAGTATTAACACAAATATTAAGTAATCTCCAGAATGTTTTTTCCATCTATCTTCATCGTAGAGACTAAAATATATAGCACTACAACATATTATAATATATGTAATTAACGTTATCATAATTTTATTTTATAATATGCCCACACTAACAAAGCAATTGGTGTTGTAAATACCCCTAATAAAAATCCTACTATAAATCCTACCATATTTAAAGTAATTAATGTATCCAATGATAACCGATTTCTGCTTCTGCTGGTATTGGAAGTTTCTTACATAGCGCCGCAGTTGCATTTTCCATACATTCCTTTAATTTACTAAAGGCAGCATCCGCAATTTCTTTAGGAGCCTCTACAACAGCTTCATCATGTACTAAATCACATAGTAATACAGTTCCAAAATAATTATTTTCAAGTATCCATTTAAAATACAGACTCATAGCTAACTTTAAACAAGCTATTCCAGTACCTTGTGTAGGAGAATTAAGTGCCAATCTATCCCACTTAGAAGCTGCCATATTATGCTCTGCTAATTCTGTTAAAGAATACTCTCGAATTCTTACATATTCAGGTAGATCTTCGATTGCTCGCCACTTCTTAAAGTCTTGCCAATATATTTTATGACCTGTATATTTACAAATAACTATATAACCATGAGTTCTTACAAAAGCAGAACCTTTAGCTTTAAAAGCTGCAATACCTTTAAAACCATCATTATAAGCAGCAGCAATCTCCTTAGCTTCTTGCATAGAACAACCTAAAGAATTGCTAATAGCTTTAGCAGAACCACCAAATTGTTGTGAAAACTCTACAGGTTTAGCCTTCTTTCTAAGATCAGGTCTCAGAGCTTTAATATCCTTTACTTCAATATTAGCTAAATCTTTTGGAAAACATGCTTTTGCAGTTAGAGAATGTATATCCCCACTACCATGTAAATACTCTTCAATCATTGCAGGTTCATTGTATATATCTGCACCTAGTCTACTTTCTAGTGCTGAATAATCACAAGAACACATTAGATTTCCAGGTTCACATACAAAGGAACTTCTAGTAGGTTCATCTGCTGGTAAGTTTTGTATTTGTACATAGCAACATCTATCGGGAGATATATGCTTATATTTAGCTAAATCTGTGTTTTTAGACATTATACCACCTCCACAAGACATTCGTCCTGAGGAAGCACCTAATTGTTTAAATTGGGTATGTATACGTCCAGTAACAGGATTAATAGCATCTATATAAACTTTACCATAAGTAGAACAAACTTTTTGTGCACCTTTATAATCAAAATAGTGTTTAATAAAATCATCACATATTCCCTTCTGCTTAGACAGAACACCTTCCACTATAGAATCCTTTTTACCACCAGTAATTTTATCATCTACTTTGGTATTAAATCCCAGTAAATGAACTAACTCCATTACTTGACTTGGACTATTCCAATTAATAGTAACAACAGGATCAAATTGGTCATTAAACATATTCATAGGATCATAAGAAGTAAACTTTCTAAGAGCTTCTTTAGTTACTGATTCGTCGAGTAACCATTGATTAAGCTCCTTTAAAGATTTATTCATAGATTCTTCATCTAATTGCATCTTATGTTCCCATTTAGTAACATCCAGTTTAATACCACACCATTCCAAATAAGCTATAACAGGTACAAAAGCATTTTCTAATTTAGCTGCATTTATACAAGTTTTTTCTGAACACTCTGATAATTGTTGCTTATAAATATCTTCAAGATAAACAACATCTCCAGCAGCATATTTAATTACAGCGGGATCTAAACCTCTCCAGATGATTTCACCTCTAGTGGTTTTATCAATGTCTACATTTAATCTTCTAAGAGCAACATCTTTAAGACTATATCTAAAGTAACGAACATCATATCCTAGATGTAATAATTGTTCTACAATCATTGTATCCCAGCATTTTCTAGGAATGATTTTGAACTTGTATAGGAATTGAATATCAAACTTTAGATTATGCCCAATTAAGAATTTAGTTTCTAGAAGTGTTTTATAGCTTAATATATCTACAGTAGTGGTATCTACAACTATTTGAATATCAGCCTCTCTATTACCAAATTGTACACACAATATATCACATAAATGAGGATCTCTTCCTGAAGTTTCGGAATCAAATTGAACCGTACTCCAAGAAGAGATCATTTTTACAGAGTCTTCTACACTTAGTTTTTGGTATAAATCATCCTGCTTGAATAATTCGTCTTGTCTACTTACTAAGTATATCATTTATTTGAATACATTAAAGTGTCAGTCCATTCACCCCATTTATAAACTTCAAATGTAGGTAAATTATCACCTTCATATTTTAACTCAGTTTCTGGTAAATATTCATACTCACTTATTTCATATGATATACCTTCTGACATTAGACAATCTTCAAAATCATATAAAGCTTTACATTCTTTAGCGATTTCTTTGATCTTTTCTTCTGTTACATCATCAACATCAATTTCAACTCGCTTCCAGATTTCTACCTTTTCATCAACACATATTTTCATCCAAGTACTCTTTTAACGAATCCATAATAGTATTAATAATATCCCAGTAATCATCATCCGATATATCATAATAATCCTCTATAATTTCAGCTAAATAAAAATCACTATTATTATCAAGTTCATTTATAATAGATTTTTTACTTATTTCTGTACCATTATTGTCTAGTTCTTCTGTTATTCTATTAACCAATTTAGCTAAATCAATAATTGCAGATGTATAAACAAGGACAGAATAATCAACTATAATTTCAGATTTCATAATAATTTAATTTTAATTTATACTTCAAAACATTGTTCTGGTAACCAATGACCATTCTTAAATACATTACAAGCAAAGTAATCATCCCCAGGCTCTTCTGATAAACACCTAAAATAAATATCTTTAGTGCCTTCTGGGATAGCATCAAGAACTCTTTCTGGAAAATCCCAATTAGAGCAAAATTCGCCTTCTATAAAGTTTAAACTTTCATCCTCAAATGTAATTTCGTAATAAGCTAAGGATAAATCTTCAAAAGTTTGTTTCCATTGAGCTATATTTTCACTTTCTAGATAAAATCTATTTGTACATATATTTGCCATCATTTTACTATTTTATAAGTTACATTTTCTTCATTCCAACCTTCTAAATCAGTTCCTGATATACCAATACCTCTAGACTGTAGAAACTTTATTAAAGTATTTATTATGTCTTTAGGCTTTTGTATATTTTCAGAATATCTCTTTAAAAAGTCTTCATCCGATTCTCCTTCATTTTGTTCAAAATAAAGGGTTCTATTCATATTCAAGCTTACTTGAATTCCTTTATACATACTCATAACAACGCTTCAAATTTAGTTCTGTCTTTAGTTTGAAAATCCTTAATAAGTTTATGATGAATTTGTCTAATCCTCTCAGAACTTAATGCAAACTTACGGGATATTTCATTATAATCCATTTCATTACACCCTTTAAGACCATACAGCATACAAATAATATCATGGTCACGACTACTTAATTTCTCAAGTATTTGCGATATTCTATCTGCGATATAATTATTATTAGTAATAGCTTCTGGATTATCTGAAATTGGATTAGGAATGCAATCTCCAATAGTGCAATCTTCTGAATCATCAATACTAGGAGCATCAATACTTACACAGTTATTTGTAGAAGTTTGTACATCTCTAATCATATCCTCGGTAAATCCTGATAATTCTGAAAGTTCTTCAACAGAAGGCTCACGTTCATTTAACTGCTTAAACTTAGCTGTTAATTTATTTAGCTTAGTTTTAGGTTCTATTTGAGAAGTCGGAAGTCTTACATTATTTCCTGTATAATAAATAGATTTTAATATAGCTTGTCTAATCCACCATACAGCATAAGAAATAAATCGAAAGCCTCTTCTTTCATCAAACTTTGTAGCTGCTACAACCATTCCAGCATTTCCCTCAGCAACTAAGTCTTCCAAAGGAACACCTCTACCTTGATACTGTTTAGCAACAGTAATAACAAATCGAAGATTGGCAGATACTAATTTATTAAGAGCATTCTTATCACCCTCTCTAATTCTTTTAGCTAATTCACACTCCTCTTCTTTACTAATCATTTCAATATGACTTACATCTTTTAAATACATATTAAAAGATTCCGTATTTCTAGGGGTGATACTTTTAGTTATATTAATAGCTTTCATTCGTTCCTATAAATTTTAGTAGTATGCCAATTATTTTTACGATATGTGTCACGTACTTGTTCTATATAATCTCTAGCTAGTGCTACACTTGCAAATTCACGTGTGCGAAGGCAAGCTGGTATATCATACGGAGTTGGGGTACACTCAAGTTTCCAACCATTCCAATGGTGACGCTCTACTAAATAACGAGCGTCACCATTATCATTTACTTGTCTAAGTATTCTAAATTTAAGCATTATCCTCAATATTTACAGAATTGTCAGCAAGTTCTTGTTTAACAAAAGCAAAACATTTTAACTTAAAAGCTTCAGAACGCATATTTTCTACCTTAATAACTAGTCCTTCATGAGGAACTTTATTATTACAACTAGGTGAAGGTTCTTCCATATAAAAATCTTTGTTATTAGTGAGGAAATTTATAAAATTCTCACAATAACTTAGATTATCATCATAGCCATTCATACCCCAAGTAAGCTTACCAGCTTCTCCGTAGTAATATTCAGTTACTGGAATTAAACCATTATTCTTACACCATTGTTGTACTTCTTTAGCAGAAAACTCATGTACTTTACCATCCTCATTAGTTAAAGTAATTCTATATACTCGTACTTTAAAGTTTATTTCTGGTTCGAATGATACTTTACCATTTTCATCAGTTTTTGGAGGGCAACATCCATAATCATAATTCTTCTGAATGAAATTACCATTAGGTAAGTATCCAACTATCTCGTAATATAAGGACATACCTTTCCAGAGTTTGTCTTTAACATACTCATGTGCATACTTCCATATATCACAAGTTTCTTCAACACCTTGATATCTATTCTTAATTACATTCTTAGAAGAATATAAATATTCATAGCTTCTCCAGTTAATACACCAATCACCTATTGTATTAGATAACCAGTTTATTAGCTTATCTCGCCAAGATAACTTGCTCTTACAAAGTAAATATGCTGACACTCCGCTAGTACCATGAATTTTCTCAGTAATACTAACTATATCATCATAATTTACTACATAAGGACATTTTTTAATAAGGACTGTTTGATAGTGTAGTCTAAATTGTCCATCAAGGAGGAGGTCAAATCCTCCGGAATCCTTAACTTCTTTAAATTTAGATACTTGTACTTGGTTTCTTGCTTTCTTACATATCCAGATTGATCCTCCTTTAAATTCGATTGTGTCGAATTCTTTGTTTTCGTCTTTACTTGACTCATAATCACTTATAGTTGTATAATTTTGTAACCATTCTAAGAGTATCTTATACTCTATTAAAAAGCCTTCTGAAACTAAACCCTTCAATTTAATAGCAGTTACTTTACCATTATCCTCAAAGAATCCTTTCTTACTAGTATCTGCATTAAGATTAGAATGCCTATACAAGTTTGTAAATTTCAGAAAATCAGGATTAATAGTAGATAAAGTTGGAAAATATACATACAAACCAGTAGGAGAATCAACACTAACAATAACTCTATAACCATCAACAGTAGCAACCTTTAATTTAGTTACTTCGGGATTTGGATGATTAGAAAATTCTGTAATGTTAATAATCTTAGCAAGATAGTTAATATCTGCATTAGTACTTTTTATTAATTCCATATTTACCCTTTATTTTCAAAGCAAAGATTATCTAGATTATAAGACGCTAAAGTATTAAACCAAGCCATATAACTTTCATCTTCCAATTCTTCTGGAGTTAGTTTATTAACATTTATGTTAACCCAATAATCATCGTTACCTTCTAAATCCTCGTACATCCCATATTCATCATGTGCATCGTCTAAGAATTCGTCTGGATTAATATTTAACCTCTCAGTGTGTTCATCTTCTGTCATTTCAGATTCAGAATAACCTGCATAGTGTAAACTAAAACGATCATCACCGTTCAGTTCAGATGTAATAAGAAATTTATTCATAATCTCTAATAGATTTTAATACTGGTTGTAATGGAGTACCAGCATCTGAGTAATAAAAATACTTTACAGTAGCCATTTTACCAATCAATTTATCTAAATTATCACGATATTGTTGCTTAATTTCTCTAGAACCCATAGGTTTTGCTTTAAATGGGATTCCATCGGAAGTTATTAGCTCAAAACACATATCTTCATCACGAAGACCTTCAGATAATCCTACAATCTCGTATTCAGAATCAAAATAATGCTTGATTTTTATCATATCATTCGTGCGACCATTAGGTCTATACACTTTTTCAGGATCTCTGATAACAAGACCTTCCCAACCTTCACTTACGTATTGATCGTGTAGTTTATTCATATTATTCCAGCCAGTAACTTGTACATGAGGAACAAATTGAATAGGTAATTCACCTTCTTCAAAGTCGTAATCAGGTTGAAATTGTAAATTAAGTGTATCTCGGATTTCCATTAGAACTTTTAGACGCTCTTTAAATGTCTTAGTAGTATCTACAATATCATACAAATAATATTGTAACCAATCCATATCATAAGCATTCTTTTCCATTCTAGCGGCACCACTAATCTGCTGCAACGACTTGCCATGTCTATATAATTCTCCGTCTAAAATTAAATTAGGATGTTCAGTAAACAATTTAACTAATCCAGGATTTTCTGTAATATGATGAGTAGAGTAATCGTAATGCTCTCCGCCTCTGGAAGCAGTATGTATAGCCCCATCTCGGAAGTACATGAGCATTCTAACACCATCAATCTTTCTTGAAGCATACCAAACTTTATTATAGATTTTTTGATTAGTCACTTTATCAGCTTGCTTAGCAAGCATAGGTTTCATAACCCCAGCTTGATTAGTAGCTTGATCTCCAACAATTTCACGTAATTGATCTGAAGTGTAAGTATCTGGATCATCATCTAGTTCTTTATAACCTTTATCCTTATACTCCTTGAGTTTAGAATTAAACTGAAGTCTGGCTTGTTCTGTAACAGTTCTATTAGCTTTACCGCAAGTAATTGTAATAGGAGGTTGTTCTGTTAGTTTACCACCAAATATTCCCGTAGTTCTATTTAGAATAAATCCATGAACGTCGTCATCCCAATGAACTTCAAGTTGTACTTGTCTTATTTTATTCTTTGAGTCTATAGATACTAAATATTTATTAAGTTGATCCATTATAAAATACTTTATGATTCTGATTCTTTTGTATCTTGTTCGTATACAGACTTAGGTACTAGTTCTATGCCGTTACCTGTAAAATCTTTTGGCAAATAAGTAAAGAATACACCTATCTTACCCTTTTGAGCAATATCAAGTATATTCTTCTTATTTTCATCAGATAAATAGCCTTCTACTAATATAGAATAAGCAGTACGTTCTTTAATAAAGCGTTCACCTACATAAGATGTTACAGCTTTAATACAATCTGGTATTAGATCAAAGGCGTCCGTAGCTCCCGCTACGAACACCACTTGAATAAATACTAAATCACTCATCCAATTCGTCTTCATCATAATCACCCGGTGTACCACTTTCGTCACTATACCAATCATAATCGTAGAAAACTTTAGCATCATTGTTAAGCTCTTTACAAGAAATCCAGATGTTAGGTTTTCCAGCGTTATTACTAACAAAATTATTAATTACTTGTTTCATTTCTCTTTCAGCATCATCCTTATCAGTGGTAATGTACAAGGGGTTAGGCTCCCCATGAAACATAATTTGAACTGTATATAAAGTCATCATAATTTTAAATTTTATTAAATTAATCTTTTATTACCAATCATAACTTTTAATATTTTTATTTACTTTATGGTACTTAAAATTATGGTTAGCAATTATACATTCTAATAAATAATTTTCAACATCTCCATCTCTAAGATAAAAATTAATAATATTAAATATATAATCTTTATTTTTAGAGTTGAAATGTTGACCTGTAGAATGTATAAATTGATAAAAGAAATCTTCTGCCGTCATTTATCCCCAGTATGTCCGAAACCTCCAGCACCTCTTGTAGTTTCATCAAGTGAATTTACAGGAACCCACTGAATCTTAGAAACTTGCTCTAAAGTAATTTGAGCTATACGATCTCCATGACGTACTACAAAATTATTATCAGGATCAGTATTTATTAAAATAACTCCAATTTCACCGCGATAATCCATTTATGTTATCCTAAAGACTCTTTATTCTTTAGTTCTGCAGTTTCATTAGTTATATCTGCAGGTCGGACTATATCTTCTCCAACAATATTTATAATTTGTTGGAGCAGGGCACTCGTGGTAGCATTACTATCCTCGCTAAGGACTCGGCTACTAGTCTCTGAACCTTCAAGAGTATTACTACTCAAGCTTGGCTGCTGATTGTCCACCTCTGGAGTTTCCAGCAATTCACCCTGTTTTAAGACGCCAATTATCGCTTTATATTTTTCAGATCGTTCATGTGCTTTAGTATTATGGTATGTAGTATGTTCAGAACGTGTTAGTATTTGAAGATTTTCTAAACGATTGTCTGTTTTTATTTCATTTATATGATGCACATCATATTCATCTTTTAGAACAATCCATCCATTAACATTCTCAAAATACTTAGGATCAAACTTATCATGATTTCTTTCAATTACTAATCTATGCTGTCTAACTCTAGATCCTTGAACACTTTTATCACAGGGTTTTGGATGTCCTGGACAATACTCTAACACGTAACCTAAATTAGAAATTGTTTCTTTACCCTTAAAACTTGCATTTTTATCACCAGTAAGTCCATATTGATGATTATTTTCTCCTAAATATGTAGTTTCTCTTAATTTGTTACTACATTCTTTACTACAACAAATTTGCGTTTTAACTTTTTTTATTCTACTAGGTTTCGCATAGAATTGGTTACCGCAAATAGGGCAAGTACAATTTAACTCAGTCTTTTTTCTAAATAAAGCTGAGCAAGTAGTGCTACAACATTGATAGGTCTTTGCACGACTCGGAGTAACGTATTCTATTTTACCACAATAAGCACATATTACTTCTATTTTATCTACAGCATTCTTTTCATTCGGTTTTCCTTTACTGTGTTCATCCGAACATTGTTTACAACAATATTTTCGATGAGCACTTTTCTTTCCTAAGAAAGTTTTTCCACAATTTAAACAAATATATTCTACCATACTAATTTTTTTAATATGGTTAAATATAGACAATTTTATTGGAATAACCTAATAAAAATAATAAATTGTGTAGTAACTGTTAATATATAATTTTAGCGTCTATACAACCTGGCGTGTTAAGAACAGTTATACCGTGTTTAAGAGCTAATCCGCTACGAGGTCTTACTTTTATTTCATAACCTTCTGGAATTGCAACGAATAAACCAGTAGGAATAAGTGCTCTACCTCCGGGACGGATAACCACAGCACCACCTTCTGTATAAAATTGATTATCTAAGATACAATCAACTCCTTTAACATTAAGTATTCCATGAATATCTGCTCGCACATCCATACCAGCAGAACCATCGGTTTCATAACTAGGAAGTGGATTATTCCATTGTTCATCATAATATTGCTTTTGCTTTACTTTTACTTCTACCATTTTATTTAAGCATTAAAAGTCCATAAATACAAACCTAACCACACAAAAAGACACCCGATTAATACAGTTAGCACTTTAAAAGTTTGTACAAACCAAGACATCTCTTCTGGATTACGTTTTATATATTCCCAAATTTCCGGATATTTGTTGTCCGTATCTAATTTCGCTATATCATCAATACTCATGTTACATACATTAACAGTCATACGTACATACCAGAATATTATAAACAAACCTAAGATTCGTATAACTAACATTTATTACGATAATAATTAATTATATCATAAATCAATTGTTCTGGATCATTAGCAACATATACTGTTGTATACATTCTACTTATATCACAAGCTAACCCAGATAAAGGAGCATAATTCTCTTCGTAATCATCAACATGATCTTCAAAGAAATCATCGTCTACAAAATAAGGCTCGCGTGTACTCTCAAGTACTTCACCTATATTTGGAGTTTGTGTATATTGTACACTACCTAAACTTTTAAAATTAATCATAGAAAACCAACATTTAAATTAGAAATTTCTGTAGTTTTAGACACCTCATGATTATTTCTGTAATAATCAATCACATCTCTTAATGGATTGTAATAATCACTAATATACAGTAATGAATAATGTTGTGCATCACCTGCCCAAAAAATACCACTTTGCCATTCCTCACCTTTTTCCTGTTCAAAAATATCTACGTTACCATATATATGATTTCTAATCCACTTTTTATTCACAGCAAACATGGTTATAGCTCCTTTAATATTTCTGGAGTTATTTTCCATTTAGGTTTTACTTTTTGCAACTCTTTACAGAATTGTTCTTCAAGTTCTTCACAAGTCATTTTGCACTTCGATTGAGGCTTTAGCCCATTCATCTAAGTCAATATGCAAACAATTATCCAATTTAAAGTAATATTTAGAATTCTGAGTAGTAAAATACTCAGAATTCCAATTAATAGACTCTATATTAGAAGTTCTATACCACTCACTTCCAGCATCTATGTAAAGAGATACACCTTCGGCAAAGATAGCACACCAACCTTCAAACCTAAAACCATCATCTTTCCATATAATTATATAACCACAAGAGCTATGCTGAATATTATAGATTTGTTCTGTAGACAAACCCTTTTCAGCTAATTCAATGGAATTACAATGCCATAGATTATTAAGAGGTATTAAATTAGATATTGCTATTAAATCCGTAAATTTAAGTTCTCGCATCCTTTAAGTAATTAATTAAATCTTCTATAGGGTCTTCACAAGCTTCTTTGTAAAAGAGTTTATTTAAGTCACCATTCTTCATAACTATAATAAATGGATTTAATCTAGCCCCATACTCACTTTTTAATTTATAAGCACTAGTTTTATCCGAGTGATATTCCGTATTTAAAATAGTGAAATAAATAGACTCTTTCTCTTTATTTACAGGTATGATAGCATCTGTAAACTTTTTTGATTCTTTAGAATTATTGACTACTATAGTTATGTTTAACATTTTAGTCCAAGGGTGTTAAGTAGAAATGATTATAATCTATATTTAAATGATAAGCACCATTAAGAACATGATCCAGCTCAAAATCACTAAAATAACTAACCCAATCCACCTTAATATAAGGTCTTAAATTAGCAGGTTCTATAACCATAGAGTCTTCATACTCTTCCTTAAGTTGCTGAATACAATTAAATACTAATTTATCAGCATCTTTACTATCAAGAACTTGAAAGCTTCTAGTTAAGTGCCCATCATTTATAGTTACCATATTAGGAAGAATTTCCTCTGTAACTTTTAATGCGTCGAGATTTTCAGTATCAGCATCTATAAATAACAAAGCAGCTACAACTTTATAAGGTTTTTCAAATTCCTGCTTTTTAGCAAATTCCATGTAAACTTTAGCTGCTGCCTCATCAACAAAATAGTCTGTAATCATTTTTGTTTATACTTAGAATCGTTATCAACATTTAAAATATACATAGTTTCATAAGTTTCATGAAGCATAACTGCATCATCGCAAAAATCATAAATATCAGGAGAGTTTCTATCCCAGTAATAATCCCAGTCAATATATTCTCTTATTTCTGCAGGGGTTTTCTCCATTATAGATTCTACAAATTCTTCCTGATATGCAGTTATTTTTTCATCTAGTGCCTCTTCATTAAATACTCTGTAAATATGATCACCATATTCAATATCTTTAGAATTTATATTTAACTCACGAATTTCAAATTTATCATTTTCTTCTAAATCTAAATCGTAAGTTAAAATTAAAGCAGCGACACATTTATCATAACCGTGTTCATCACACCAATCTAGAATCTCTGTTTCATGCTTTTTCTCTGCTTCTAAATCAATAAGTTCATCAATCATAAGCTAAGTATTATATTGTTTAAATATTCTCTAGTTCCTTTGACGCAAGCTTCTTTTAAATCTTCAATTAAATTTATTATATGTGAAGCTTCATCTTCACTCATTTGAATATCTATAGGTTGTAGATGCTCTGGTTCAATTTTTAGATTCCATTTATCTAGTGTTGTAGAAAGCATTCGTAAAACTATTTTTATTTTAATGGGATAATTGAATCGAACTTCTTTAACACCTAGAGTTGGAACTTCTGTAACACTTGTCCAATATTTAGTTGGATTCTTAGTAAGCTTTTTAATAATAGTTTCTACTGTCTGCAACATACCTATTGATAAATTAAAACATTCTTTTTAGTTCTAGATAAAGCTACATATTGAAGTTGCCTTCTTACAGCTTCATCATTACAACTATTTATATTACGAATATCTACAAATACACTATCAAAGGTACTACCTTGGGATTTATGTGTACTTATAGCATAACTATAGTCAAAAGATTTCTTTCGGATTAATCTACCATCCACGTATAAATCAATTGGTGTAGTAAAGCTTCCCATCATTTCAAAATATTTTTTCCAATAATAGTTAGCTTTTTGCCTTTCACCTAGTTGTTTTAGTTGAATTGCTTGTTGTCTGTAACCTTCAATTTTTAAAGATAAAGACTCAAGATAATCTTTAGAAATATCTTTAGATAAAATAGATATATTTTCACTACTTTTTGTTAATGAATCATAAAGTTCCATACTAATCCCAGGCAAAGAGCCAAAATTTGGAATATGAATTTCTGTTTTAAAAGGTTCATTTACAATAATATAATCCATAGAATTATAAAATTTGAACCCATTAAACTCAAGATTCTCACAACCAATAAGGAATTCACCCTTATGATACTGACAATCTTTACCAAAGAATGCTTGGTGTATCGCTTGATTGTAAGCCTTAACTCTATCATTCGTATAACATAAAATCTTAGTACTTAATATATCTCCTTTTTTCATAGCTTTCGCTAATGCAATTTTTGCTTCTTTCAAAAATTCCTTCATATCAGACGTTACAAGAAGACTTCCTTCCTCTCCGATGCAATTATCAAAGTGCTTCATTGAATGCGTTCTGAGTGTCTGTAACACGTCAATAAAACCATTTTTATCGGACTGTCTGTATATCTTTTGAAGTTCTACACAGGGTTGTGTATGAATAACTTTTGAAAGAAAATCTTGTTTTACAGGCTGTAATTGTGCAAAATCTCCAGTAAATATAATCTGTGATTCTTGTTCTTGCACTTGTGCAATTAAACAGGAATACAAATCATTATTTATCATCGAAGATTCATCACAAATCACAATACCACGCTTAGGAATAGATGTAACATTACCACTACATTTAAACATAAGATTACGAAAATCAAGAGCAAAAATGTCGAGATTAGGAGAAAGCGAGAGTAATTTGTGCAATGTAACTGCTTCTCTTTCTGTATATCTTTCAAGCACCAATGCCGCTTTATGAGTTGGGGCACATAGTGCGTATTGAATACGATTGCGTTCACACCAATCAATTATATAATTTACTAATACACTTTTACCAGTACCAGCACTACCGTAGTAGAGACAGGCAGGTTCTTTATGATCATTAATAAATTTTATGACCATATTAAGAGCCTTTTCCTGATCTTCTCCTAAGATAATGCTGGTATCATGTTTATTTATCATTTCTTAAATATTGCCGTAATTACGTATTTACCTGATTTAAAAGCCTCAGGGTATCTACCTTCAATTACTTTAGCAGCTTCATCCTTAGAGGCTGCTTCGCACCATTCACTAAAATCATCCTCAACTTCATGAGTTTCTAAGTTAACAGAATTGACATACACTGTAAACTTAATATTACTCATACTAAGCTTAGTAGCATCAAACTCTTTTCTCGGAACTTCTTTCTTTTCAGGAATAATATCAGTTTTCTTTAAATAGTATTTCTTACCATTTAAGACATAGTACTTACCACCTTTAGGGCCTGTAAGAATTTCTACATTTTCTGGAATTTTCATTATACTTTACTTTTAAAATCCGTACAAATAACTCCCCACTTAACATTTGAGCAGGAGTTCATTATGATAGTAAGTTTATCACAATCAATACCATCACATCTTTCTAAATAGGGATACTTAGTTTTAATATAAGCATCTAGATTATTTACATTTAGAGTAAATGAATCCTTTTCGTAATCGTAACTAATCAGTTTATAAGCTTCGATTATTACTTTATTTAATTTTACAATATCAGAAGGTAACTCTTCTCCTTTACACAGATACAAATAATCAATGGCTGTTGGAATAAACAATTCTCCGATAAACTTTGTGTAATATGAGTCTAATAATGCGGGTCTGGAAGGGAAATTTCCAAATAAATTATAATTATTGTCTATTAACTCTATTTCATTACCAGATAATCTCCTAACAAAATCCTTTATATACACATAATTATCGTAACCCAAGTAGTGCCCTATCAGATTATCTAATATATCAACATGATTCATCATTGTATTAACCATTTAAATGTACTATTTGCATTCAGATGATAAGATAACTTATACATATCTACATTAGAAGTATCTACTTTATAAGAAAGATTACATTCAGTATAAAGTTCATTTATATAAGATAGTAGATCCTCTAAATTAAATAAATACACATTAGTATCTTCTCTCCGTACAAATACACTATTAGGTAAAGAATCTATGAAAGCACCTTCTAGTTCACCATAAACAACAAAAGAGTTTGATGGTTCATACATAAAATCAAAGAATAATTTTACAAGTTCATAATTTACTTGTTCGTTAAGCTTGATTCTAAAAGTATCCAAAGTATCTGCATCTATTTTTACGTAATCCAGAAGATTTAATTCATCCTTGGACAACGAATCATAGAAGTAAGCAATGTCTGAATAATCCTCAATAAAGTAATCCAGAAATTGATCCTTAGTTAGTTGCATTTTTCAAAACGTGTTTAGCTTGAAACTTAGATTCTGGAGTAGCTTTCTTAGCTACTTTTGCCTTAGCTTCTTTACCTTTTACATAATGTTTCTTACCATTCTCATCCAACCAGTAATAACCACCTCTTGGGCCTTTAATCATTTTGTGAGTAATCATAATATTTTAACATTTAAATTCAACAATTTCTCCACTTTCTAAAGTTGCAGGTACATCTATCAGCCTTTGATTACTTGAACCTCTAAAAGGGAGTGATACATCTCTACTATTTAATTCAAATTCCCCATCCACTAGAACATCTATATTGCATAATATTATATGCCAATTAGACATTTTAAATATATGCTCAAATGTAAATCCTGTATATACCCAAATATCTTTATTAGGAAATCTTTTTTTAAGTTCTACTAAAAGATCTTCTAATTCTTGCTGATATTGAGAATTATATAACTTAATAGGCTCTCCTCCAGATAATGTTATACCTTTAATATAAGGTAATTCCAGAATTCTAAATAATTGTTCTTTAGTTTCTTCTGTAAAAGGTTTTCCATTATCTTCAATCCACGATTCTGGATTATGACACCCTATACAATGATGCGGACACCCAGCAACCCAAAGAGTTACTCGGCATCCGCATCCGTTATTAATATCAGGATAAGTTATTTTAAGATAGTTCATAGTCGTGCTCTTCTACGTATTCTTTCATACCTTGTATAACAGTTTCTGACATAAAAGTTTGCCCTACTAACAAGCCATGTAAAGCTTCTAGTATATCAGTAACTGAACAATCTTCGTAAGCACTTTCCCATGAAAACTTATTACTACCTATTTCTAGTGTTAATTTAGTCTTTCTATCCTCGTTCATAGTTCTTTTATATGTTTAACTCGTTGTTCGACCTCCTGTTGCTTACCAACGTTAAATGACGTCTTGTAGTCTCCGGTTAAATAACCTGTTACACGGCGTAATCGCTTGATATTTTTACTACCACACATAGGACAAGTATCATTCAATTCATCAATATAACCACAGTCTTGACAAGAATCATTTGGTACATTAATGGCAAAGTATGGAATATCATGATCCATTGCATAATTAACAATCTCTTCAATAGCTTCTGGATTATGCTTAGTAGAAGCAGGTAATTCAACATAAGTTATACAACCTGCACTACTGAAACCAGTAAGTTGTGATTCAATTTCAATTTTCTCAAATGGAGTACATTCATGCCATACAGGTACGTGCATACTATTAGTAAAGAAATCACGTTCTGTAATTCCTGGAACTTCACCAAATTGCTTCTTAAATTTCTGCATTGCTGTGTAACACAAATTTTCAGCAGGAGTATAATAAACACCAAAATTAAGTTTATAAGCTTCTTTGAATTCACTGCACCTCTTCTTAAAGAGAGCTTCTAATTCTTTAGCTTTATCCATAATTTCTGAATCAGTATGGTCTTTACCGAAAATAATTCTCAAAGCTTCTGATAATCCTAATTGACCAATAGCTAAAGTACCATGTTTTAATGCTGAACGAATACCTTCTTCAGGTTTATATCCATACATTACATTATTTTGATACATAAACTTAGCTGATGCAGCATCTTGACTACATATCCAATCAAATCGTTCAATTAGCATATCTTTTGCTTCATGAATCTTAGTATCCAACAATTCAATAAATTTATTCCATACTAAATCCTTGATATTTATATCTGCATTATCCATATTAGATATAGCTTGCAGTTTAGAATTCATTGCAAGTGTAGGAAGTATGATTGTAACAGGACAGATATTACCTCTACCATCTTTAAGTTGACCAAAACCATTAATATCCCAGCCATTCGCTGTCCTGCATCCCATTGTACTAAAATAAGTGCGAGGATCGTTTATATCATACCCTTCATTACCAGACCAATCTACATTGGCATAATTAGGGTATAACCTAAGACTCGTAACCTTAGTAGCTTCTTGGAATATATCATAATTCGGATCTCCAGGTTTTCGATTAACACCTTTCATTAATTGAACGATACAGCACGGAAAAATCGGAGTGCTATGATGGCTACCAATACCATTCTTACTTACTTCAAGTAAAGCTAGACTAATAAGACGTCCTTCAGGTTGTGTACAAGTACCATAATTAATAGAAGTGAATGGTAATTGATTACCACTTCTACTTTGTAAAGTATTTAAATTATGATACATACCTTCAACAGCTTGATGAATTTCTCGTTTAGTCATATCCAAAGCATATTCATAAGAATTGGGATGCTCTTTATACAAACTATCCTCTATAGACAAATCTGTTTGATCATACTTCTCATTACGAATATGGTCAATATACTTCAATCCAGTTCTGTAGTGCTTATTAAAAGATAGTCTTACATAAGGAACCATAGTCCAATCTAGATGAGTTGCAGACACACCACCAAATTGTTGTAAACTTTGTACTTGGAATATTACAGCTAATAATTGAAATGCTGTATTAACACTCTTAGCAGGTCTAACATCAGTTTGCTTTAGCTTAAACCCGTTAGTAAGTAAGTCGTCTACTGGTATGCTCAAACAGTTTCCTGTTACCATACATCCAGCCAAAGTAAAACTGTGAGTTTCTGGAGCTTCAACACACCAAGTTACTTGTACAGATCCAGCCGTTATTTTATCTAACCGCCATGGTTTATTTTCTTGCTGTTTAACACATAGTTGAAAATCATAATAAGTAACATCTTCTTTGTAATTAGTAGATTTTACATGCTCTCTTTTCGACCAAACATGAAACCCTGCAAGAGGTGCGGCAAATTCAATAAATTCTGCTAATCTACTATCAGTTGTAGAAATAGTATTATTTGCTTTACACCCATCTGCTGAAAAATAGCCTAAGAAAATACTAGCAATAGCATTTTTATCTAGAATATTCCAAAATTTACCTTCAAGAAAATTTTGTTTATAAGATCCATTACCTCTAGTATGAAGAGTAATATCTCCATTACTATGATGTTGTCGAATACTATAACCAGCTTTTAAGAAATTACCCAAGTATTCTACTTTATCGGAACATAGTCTTACATTCATTCCACTGTTTGTAATTCTACTTTTATCTTTAGAATACATAAAGTAATCACAACCATCGCCTAATACAAATCCAAAACACCATAAAGTATTGTCTAATATAAAATCAGTTGTACTTACAGGCGTTAATATTAGTTTATCACCAACTTGTATATTATCAGTAATATCCCCATTACTTAAAATCCATCTATGATTTCTAGTACAGGTGACAGTTTTCTTAGTAATTCCAGCACTAAACTCTAAAGTGTACATTTTTTGTTTCTCATATTGATGTACCGTAGCAAATTCCCAATCTCCATTTTTATTTAGAATTTCTACAGGTTGACCGTCTGTAAAACTGTCAAAAGTTCTTACACCTCTAGAAGTTACAAACTTAGTATCATGGCTATAACAGTTGTGCATCCCCACAGCGTAAGAATCCAAATCATGAATGTATATTTCATTATTTTCATGATTATGCTTAGCCATTTCAGACATACAATAATTAAGAGCATAATCTTTAGTTACAACTCTACCTGCTTCACCAATACGTCCACCAAATGAATGCTCGTCAATATTAGCATTTTGATTTTTTACATTAGAAGCTTCAAGTTTAGATTTAATGCCTTTAATGAGTTTATCTTTTTCAGCACGAAGCATCTTACGTTCTTCTCTATAAAGAATATAAGCTTTAGCTACATCTGGAAAATCATAATCCATTAAAAGCTCTTCAACCTGATCTTGTATATCCTCAATATTAATCTCATCCCAAGTTTGTACTTCATTAGTTATTTCACTAATAACTTTAGAAGCATCTTCGTATCCACACTCTTTAAATGCTGCTGAAATCGCATTTATAATTTTACTCTTATCAAATTCAGCTAATGTACCGTCTCTTTTTGTTACTTTCATAAGTTTATTGTAGTTTATTAATTATTTCGAGCAAATAGAATTAAAATTAACCATTTAAAGGTTAACTTCAAAACTATTCATAGCTCTTAAATTAGTATTCTACTTATACACCTAGGATTCGTCCAACAAGAAGAGTCTTTTCATAACGAGTAAAGCAATCTTTACTCCAGTTATCGGTTATTTGCTGAGTAAAGGCATTGTACACATTCAGCATACTACAGTCATGATTACCTGTAAAATAATCACTATCCTCATTTACAAATAACTCCTTATAAGCACTTAATACCATAGTTGTAGCAACCTTCACTTTACCATAACCAGAGGTATAATCCATACCCATAGAGTTACGAATCCAACGTCCCAAACTTTCATTTATATTTAAATCTGAAGCTTCAAACGTAGTGTCATTAAGCATTCTTAGTGTATTACTGATTGTCTCAGTACGTTCTAGCAATCGCTTAATAGGTGTAAAATCAAGAGCTGTTTCAGGTTCAATTTCTTGAATATCCAAACCACTAGGAGAGAATACACACAAATTAGTACAAGCAGAGCGTTCTGCACCACTGTACAGTTTACAAATAGGCTTACGTACATCCAATCCATATACCATACCAACTACTTGTGTATGACCTTCAAAAGCATACTCATTAGGGAGAACAGCTTCTATATTAACACGATTAAATGTTAAATCGTCAGTGACTACATTACCAGAATCAGTAAGAGTTATTTGTTCTGGAGTTTTTACTTTAACGGTAAAATTATTGGTATACTTAGAAAGTCTATCAATAAAAGGCTCCAAGTAATCAGCAGTCTTAAAATAGTCTTTCTCCTTAATTCTAGTTGCCTTACCTTGAAGAATTTCCTCTAAGGTAAATACATGTTCGTTTGTCATAATTCTTTAAAAGTTTTGAAATTCACCACGTAAAATGTTATCTCCTTGAATAATATCATAAGACACTCCATAAGAGTTTCTAGAGAAATTAAATGCACTGTAATCACTTGCACCATACAAACTCAATACATTTCTATAATCGAATTTAAAGCAAGAAGAGTAAGCACTTGAATGTAAGTCGCCTTTAATAATGTGAACATTCTTACTTTGTTCATTATTATTATCAAGAACTTCATACAAGAAGCCTCTAGACTTATCATCCAAATTAAGAGGAAGACCTCTTTTCATAAATTTCTGATCTTTGCCATGAGTTAAATAGAAACTATGAACTCCTTCTTCAAATTTACCTAAGAAAGTATCAAACAGTACAGTTTCATACCCAAGAGAATTTAAAGCAGCAAACAATGCTTTAGTAGCAACATATTCAAATGCGCCAGTATGATTACCACATCTTACTGAATAAAAGCGAATACATGGAGCTACTTCAAGCTTCTTTAATTGCTCTACAAACTTCATCATTACTGAAATATAGACATTAGCTTGTTCAAAACCATCCATATTCTCAGGCATGTAATGATCAAGTCTATTAGTCATATTAGCAGGCCCACAACAATCCATCATATCACCCATTAAGCAAACATTTAATCTGTCTACTTTACCAAGTGTTTCAAGTCTTGCTGCAACTTGATGAAGTCTGCGATAAACTTCATTCATTCCATAATTCTTATTTTCATCATATAATGTACCAGATTCTACTGCTGCACCTACGTGCATATCAGCTAAGTAAAGATTGAGACTTCTACCATAAGAAGTTTCTTTCTCAACTGCAGGGCAATCTGGAATATTAAGAACTTTGAATGAAAGATTCTCTTGTTTAGTAAGTTGCTTCTTTAATTCTATATTCTCTTTAGCATACTTCTTACAAAGATTACTTGTATCTCGTATAGCATCCTCTTCTGCTTTACGCATAAAGTCATTCTCCTTCTCACGACTTTGCATAGCGCGTAATTCATCAATGCTTAATTCCTCAATCATATGAGGAGGGAATGGAGAACTTGCTTTATAAATACCAAAAGCAGAAAGAATTCTTTTAAAATCAACTAAAGATAAATCAGGGAAGTGTCGTACAATTTCACGTTGTGTTAGTGATACTCCGTAATATGAATATAATCTATATACAGTAAACATCTCCTCTCTACTAAGTTTACCAATAAGAGGAGTTTTGTTCTTACGATATATCTTATAAGTATAATACACTATTTTACCATCGGAGTTACGTTCATAACCAACTTCGGTGGCATTTAGTGATTCTACTTCTTCTACAGAGACCGGTTCTTCTGACTCAATCTTATCATATTGTTCATTCTTATTAACTATAGAATTATATAAGTTAACTACTTCGTTATAAGATTCTGTAGAGTGATCCATAGTCCTGCGGTATTCGTGCATACGATCATAGATTGACTGTTTCTTAATATCGTTAGCAGAGCAATATGCAGAAATAGACAGACCACTATCTTTAATAGCTTTAAGAGTTTCAATAAATGATAAAATTGTTTTTTCTTTCATATAGTTTATTTATAATTAGGTAGCATTTACGCCGTTATAGTATTTCATCTTTTTATTTAGTTTATCTATATACGAAAATAGGGCGGAATCTCACGACTCCACCCTACTTTATGATTCAATTTACTTTATAATTAGTTCTCGTTACCAAATACAATCCAACGACCAGACTTAGCTGACTTAGACGGAGTGTACTCGATAGTAAATGCAAGAGGCTCACCCTCAGCTACAACCTTACCCTTAGTACAAACGAGCTTGCCATGGAAGCCATTAGAAATCAACTCCTTAGCCTTCTGCTTTGCATCAGCCTTAGTAGTATCAACTACTGCAAGAGTCTTACCACTTGCGGGGTCGATAATGTTATAAACACTCTTCCACTTACGCTTACCCTGCTCATTCTTAACATCGGTAACAGTCCAAGGACGCTCACGAGTATCCTTAACAGCAGAATCGAGAGTAATGATATAACCCAAACCCGGAGCACACTTGCCCTTAGCCTGCATATAATCAAGCATAAACTGCTTAACATCCTTCTCGGTTACTGCACCAGTGAGCTTAGACAAATACTTGCGATATGCCTGAGTAGCATCACCATTAATAATAAACTTCAAATCGGCTGCATTGATTGCCTCTTCCTTAGTTGCACCTACGATTTCCAATTTCTTAAAAGACATTACTGAATTTGTTGCCATAATAGTAAATAAATTTAAAACATTAACATTAATCATTCCCATCACTCATTGACAGGTTTTGTATCTGATTATTTAACCAGCGTGATACAATAATACCCATTATCACGAATTTTCAAAATCTACTTATGTAAAAATTTGTTAAAATGGTAGCTGGTCACGAAGTAGTTTTGTAATTTGTGCAGGCATGTCTTTTGCTTTCATACCCAAGTCTGGAAACTTTTTACACCCATCAGAAAACCACTCACAAACTAAAGAAAGAACCTCTATTAGATTGTCATCAATAGGTTCTCCCTTAGTACACATGCGAATCACTTCGTAATGTGTTATTCCAGGTTTTTTCTGCTTAAGAGCATTTGTAAGATAACAAATAGTACTAATAAGTCCTATTTTATCTCCTAAATCTTCAGAAGCAGGAATTCCAAAGAATAATTCATGTTTTAGGCGATATTGCCAATCTTTATATCTATTCGTATCCATAAGCTTTATACCAAGCGATTAATTTAAGTAACCAGATAAATTCAACTACCCCAGCTTTATACCAGTGCTTTTTCATAGAAACAACACTACTATTAAACTTGTCTGTAGTTTCAACTACTAAAAAATTACCACTAACAGAAGGATTTTTCAAATCATACTTATCAGCACCAAGCTGTAATAACCAAGTATAGAAAGCAATCTCTCTATAATAATGGAAATTCTTAACGGCATAATTAAATCCATCTAAAGGCTTTCCAGTAGTTTTAACATCATTAATCACAATAGAATTATTTAATTGATCAATGGTGTAATTATCCAGTTTAGCTTTTAACTTCATAATGAAAGGTTCTACATCAGGTAGATTTACTTCTACATCTAATAGTATAGTAGTTTCATTATAGCTAGGAAGCTCATTATCTAGAATGTCTTTAGGATGTAACAATTTCTGTATAGCTTTATTAGCTTCTATAGAACTCATTACATTCTGCAATCTATCTAATGAATTAGCATCCAAATAAATTGGCTTACGAGTATCAGTAGAAGATTGCTCAAATTTAAACCTTTCTTTAAAATAAGGCTTGATAGTTGCTTTAACTTTGCTTAATTGATTTGCTGTTAAGAAACCATGATAATAATCAACTGTACTAGCAGCATCTCTAATTTTTTCATCGTCAGGCAATTCTCCAGTTTTACTTGCATATCCCCAAAGTAAATCAGCCATCATTCCTACCTTAGCGGAAGGAGCTTTAACGTCTTCACAAAGGAAAAAGGTGTCAGGTTGCAAGCTGAGTTCATGCACTGCCGAACCAAAAGCTAAACTAGATGAAAACTTGTTATGTTTTGATAGCCCTTCAAAGAAATCTTTAGGACAACCTCCTTGCATTGGGTTAATTAAACCCATTCTTGAGTTACTAATGTAATCTGCATACTCTTTACCAAAATATACAGAATCATCAATATCAGTTATCTTTAAAGTTTCTACTAAAGGCTTAATAGTTACTTTAGATAACATTTGCTTATTTGGAATCATATTAACGCTCTAAAGTTAGGTAGTATATCTGCCTTGAATAACTCATAGGCATCTTCTATCTCATACTTATCAAGTGAATACACCCTTCCAATAGGCCCCCAATCTTCATTAGATTCAGAATCCATAAGAAGACAGGGAACTCCAGCTAAATTCATAGCTATGAAATTAGATACAGAATCGTCTACAAAGACATCAACTCTACCTTTAATTACATCAGCTTTGTTTTTTCGCTGGCTACATATTTGATATACAGGAGCTTCTGGGTAAGAATGCTCTTGTAACCATTGCTTTGTCCACGGTTTCGGATTAACTCGCTTACTGCAATACAAAGCTACATCAAAATTAGGTTTATGTTTTTCTGGCAAACCTAACCAAAAATCTTTGTCTTTAATCAAAACTCTTTGTACGTGTTTTGTAATTACACTATCACTAGCAGGCATACCAAATCTTTCGATATAGCATCTCCACCAGTAATTACATGTATCATCACAATCTAATCCAATGCGTAACTTCATAATTTCGTCTACAATGGCTAATTAACTTCTATAACTTTAAAATTCTTATTAATATCAGTTTCTACTTCTTTATCGTATGGATATACGTAAAAAGCGTGCTGCAAATCTTCCCAACAGGATTCATATTCTAATTGAAATCCTTCTTTTGTAGCCCACTTAGAACGTTTTTTATCACGTCTGCACATATCCAAATAATGCTGAAATTCCTCCTCGAAAGTTAGAACCTCAGCATTTTGTATTTTAGGTTTACACCTATGCAGTACTAATAATTTATGTTCCTTACGATAAGTTTCATCAAAGTTCATGTTTTAACAATTGATAAAATAATGTATCAGGTAATACAACTAACTAATGATTTAAATCGTTTTCTACACTTTGCTAAATTAAAATTTCAACATCTTTTAAATCGTTTATAATATAAGGTATTTCTAACAGTTTAATTTTATTATCTTTGCAGAATTTTCTAATATAATTGTCTCGAATTTGCTAATCTTCTAATTTTAATTCTCCTCCAAACTATTTAACTGGCACATAATGCTAAATCCCATTATATTCTATAAATATATTACAGTCTGGTAAATAAAAATCAACATAACAATATCCAGATACACGAATATCTTTTGGAGCTTGAATTCTATACTGCGAAACATAATTAATATTTAAGTTTTTTAAAACTGTTTCCACTAAAAATTCACCCTTAGACTAATTACATTTAGGACACCTTGCATGATTATGTAGGTGGTCATGAGCATTCTAAGTAATTTCTCCATGTATAGGGCAAATATATGTAATTTTGTTCTCAATTCCAGTATATATTGTATTAGAATAATTATAATCAGGATTTAATTTCTGACATCTAGAAATAAATTCTTCTTGCGACATTAATAATTTTTCAGATATACTTTTTCTACCACATTTTGAACATCCTTTCCCAGACAAATGATTTGCAGGATCCTGTAAAAATTCACCATGTTCAGGACATATTATTATACCTTTAGTTCTGCAATTAATATAATTAAATTTACTATAATCATACTTATTATTATGAACTGCATTAGCATCTTTTATAAAACTATCTATATCTTTAGCTCTATCATTACTTAGTTTCTAAAATTTACATTTTGGGCAACCCTAGCCTTTTGTATGAGCATCCGGTGTTTGCCAAAATTCTCCATGTTCATTACCATTAACGTCAAGTTCATGACAAATTATACACACTTTATCTTTTTTAGTATGATACTCAGCTTTAGAATAATCATATTTATTACCATGAGCTTCCTAAGCCTACTCTACAAATTCAGCGGTTGTTAACTTTCTCATTTTTTAATAAATTGTATAAAACCTCTTTGGGCAATATTACATAATCAGTAGATATAGAATTAACTTTTTGTTTCCTCCAAAATACAACTAATGGTCTATCCTTTAAAGGGCAACCTTCAGTAATGGTTTCAATATTTGGAGTATTTAAAGTTGCTTTACATTGAATATAAAATGGAAGTTTATCTTCAGTTTCAGCAATATCTACCTTAGAGTTATCTAAATTTCTATCTTGGGATCTAGAAGATACTAATCCTGCATAACCTAATTCGGTTAATTCTTTGATAATATCTAGTTCAAATCTATTTCCTTTAGATTTACTCTTTTTTGCTTGATAAGCCCTAAATGTAGTGTTATCAACCCATTTACAAGAAATTTTATCTTTCTTACCTGTAGAACCTTCTCTAGATTTATTACATCTAATTTTAATAGATGCCTCTGACAATCCAGATTCAGTGCTTGCAGCTACTAAATTGGGATAAGTTTTTACAACACCATCTTTATAGGTAATAATTACACTGGTATTCAATTCTTTCTATGATTTCTTAGCCATTTTATAAATTGAGTTATTAAATCAAGTGTGAGTTGTCGTCCTCTATTCTTATACAAGTCACTAATATCTTTTGCTTCATACTTTCTAGGAATCCATGTATAAATAAGTTCTGGATGTGCCTGCTTAATTTTTCGCATACCAGTCAAACCTGCTAAATCGTTATCATAAAGTACTACAATATGCTTGAAACGCTTTTTTAATTGTTCCAATACTGTATCAGAAATAAAGAGATTTTCACTATTAGGAGCAATAGCATTAATCCCAAACTCATACAACAACATGCAGTCCTTCATAGACTTCGTAATTACTAGCAGATTACCTTTCTTAGGAAGCATTTCAAAACCCTGTATTTTCTTAGCAGGCCAATTAGTAAGAAATCTAATACCACTACTTTTATTTTGTGGATAATAGATTCTCCATAATTCTTTACCGTCTAACTTGCCTCCATAATATCCAAACACTCTCATAGAAGAAGTAACAATACTAAATAAATTATCATTAAGGAATACAGACTTACAAGAAAACACTCTAAACTTATTTAGAGTCTTCTTAGTAATACCATATTGTAACCACCAATCTAATTCATCTTTAGTATAGTCCTTTATCTCTACTTGAATTTTAGACTTACCTGCATCTTCAAATTTTTTAGTATTTGTCGTGCGGATTCCAGGGTTTACTTGTAAGTGCTTAAACGACTTTAAGCCTAAGTCATTAGCAATGGTACACAGAGCTTGATAAAATGTCAAGTCATGTATAGCCATTACTAATGAAAAGCAACTATAAAAATCTCCTGTTGCAAAGTCATGTAAGTATAACTCACCTTTACTATTGCGATAAAAACCACATGTAGGTTTATTATCATTTCTTAGTCTACTTCGTATCAGTTTCTTACTAATATTAGGTATTCCTAAGTAATAACAGAATATTTCTTCCTCAGTAACTTTTGATAAGATAAATTCCTTAGTTATAGATTCTCCAAATGTAAATTCAAACATAGTTCATATTAACAATTTAGAGTAAATATAACTAACTCAGTTTATATTTCAAAATTAGAGTCCTGCGAGCATGTCTTGAAGATCATCTGTAGCTGCAGCATCAATATCAGAGTTATCAGTAGTCTGATCCAATGCTTTATCAGCAGGCATCGCAGTTGGAGTAGCTGATTCAAACTCCTGACGTTTCTTCTCCTCACTAGGAGTAAAACCGAGTCCCTTCTCTTCAAGAGCTAAAAAGTTATTGCTTACATAAGCATCACCACTCTCTTTATTAATGGAAGTGTAATATGGAAGAGCGGCGTAAGTCACACCATCTTTTACTCTACCAACGAGCTTTAGATATACATCCTTACCCTTCTTCTCATTAAGAAGTTTCTGTGCCATAGTAGCTACATCTTTAAAAGACTTTGCATTACCAACAACTTTCTTCAACTTCTCAAAACCCTCCTTATTAATAATAGCCAAGCAGTGTGCAAAGAACATCATTGCTCTATCAGCATTAGAAGGATTCTCACCACCCCAATTATTAGGAGTACGTTCAACATCTTGACCCTTTACATCAGGGAGGAATAGGTTCTCTTCATAATACCCATGCTCTCCTTCAAAACGTACTTTAAAGATGTCGTAATCAGTACCATTCTTTTCAGAATGAAGTACATCTACCTTACTCTCTACAAACTTAACCTTGTTAATAGAGAAAGGACGTAAACGCTTATCAGAAGCAACACCTGTGGTATTAGTAAGACCACCAAAATTAAAACTACTCATTTTCTTTCTAATTTAAATTAAACTACAAAAATTTTTAATTACAAACTTGCTAACATGGCTTGAAAATCATCACCATCAATCTCTTCTGCATCTTCTGGAATATCATCATTTAATTGATCCAAGTTCTCAGATAAACCTTCTGGAAGATCTACATCTTCTACAAGATTATCATCACTTTCTACAGGTTCTGGAGTTTTATCGCCTTTAAGAATAAATGTTCCATCCTCTGTAGCTTCCAAAGTAAATACAGTACCATAAGCTGCAAGTGCATCATGATTAGCACCTCTACAAGCTACGGTAAAAGATTTAGTAAGACGATTACCTGACTTACATTTAAATGCTTCATCAGTTCCTAATACAGGAGTTTGAACCTTATCAATTTTTCTAAACTTGATATTAAGCTTAGCTTCGGGTTCTACACCCATAAGTTCAACAGCTGCTGTATTTAGCGTGTACTTATTATCTGCTAGTATAAGTTGAGGTTCAGAAGATTCACCTTTCTTTGCCTTCTTGGGTTTAGCGGCAGTAGCTGGAATCAAGTCTTTAACTTCTCCAGTATTAGGATTAACTGCTACAAACTTATTTGCACTCTCATCAAACATCAAATTCCACGCTTCCATATTAGTCTTCTCCATTTTCAAATTTGTTAATTGTATCTATAACGAGCTTCATGTTAGGTTCAATGTACTTATCAGCAAAACATCCAGCAACAGTACGACATGTATCATTACCATTAGTTTTAGTTCTAAATCTATACTGAACTTCATCATTTTCATCTTTAACTACGTCTGAGTAAATTATGTAACTGAACAAACCATCCAATACTACAGTTTTATCTAGCATTTTACCAGATGAATATAGCTTGTAAGTAGGTTCCATATCTGTACCATCATTAATAATATGAGAAATAATTACTACAGTCAAATCATCTCGGAGTTTATCAGCTCCTGTCATAAGATCATAATAATTCTTAGCTTGTTGTGTAAACTTCTCAAAACCTTTTACAAGAGCATTCTCCATAATTTCATTACTTAAACAGTAATTAATATCATCAAGAACAATAACTTTAATATCCTCTCTAGTAGAAGATACAAGTTTCAAGATTTTACCAATATTCTCATAATTATTACTAACATACCAATTTCCTTCAAGCTTACCTCCATTAGTTGTTACCTTCTTATATTTCTTACGAAATCCAGGTATTTGTAACTGTTTGTTAGTACAGCTAACAATAAAAGTTTCTTCAGGATCTAAGTATCTTAATGATGTACTCTTACCAGTATTACTGAATCCAGCTACGCAAATTACATTGCTCATTTACATTACAAATTTAAAAGGTTGTTTGCTGTTATCTAATACTACTTCTTTTATCTCTTCTTCTTTATCTATAGAATCTCCAATGATATAGGCTGGACTAGTAAATAGTGACCAGTCATTTACTTCCTCAGGTTTAGGCATATCATGCCAATAACCCATTTTACCAAAGAAATTTACCCCTAATTCAATACTAGATGCTCCATCACGAGCTTTTTGTATTGTAATTACACGAAAATTATCTTGCAATATTTTAATATCATACTTACTGTATGTTGCAAGCTTTTCTCTATGTGGATTAAAAATTGAGATAGCTACCTCACAATCCTGTGCTGGGTTACCAGAATCCTTTATATCGTTCAATGTAAGATTATTTAAACCTTGCTTCCTTCTCTCGATATTAGCGGAATCTCTATTAGTCTGCATAATCACTACGGGACTAATACCACAAGCATTTCTCAACATTACTAATACTCTTGATACTGCATCTATTTCATTCTTTAATTGTGAAGCAGATGCTTTTACTAAACCAATATGATCTATAACCACATTATGAATTAGTTCTGGATCATTAGGAGCATACAGAATTTCTGCTTCGTCCCCTTTACCCTTAATATCAAGCTTACCAGTATTTTTTAATTCATTTACTAACTTATTATACAAATAAGTAGCTGTACAAGTTTTATCATAGATTTTCACAATCTTCTTAGCTTGTTGCAGCCAGGGTTTACTCTCTTTTAGTAGGTCGTAATACTCATCACAGAGTCTATAGTTCTTCTTCCGAGAAAATATCTCTTTAGAAGATAATTCAATACCATAAGTATCGAATATATGCAAGCATAATAGTCTTGCCCAAATAGTCTTCTCCGCCATTTCGAGCGAAAAATAAGTTACTTTAAACTTACCATCGTTAAAATGCTCTATCATCGGACTATATACATAAGAAAACAAAGTTAATGAACTCTTACCATTACCAGTACCCGAATAGATTAGAGTATATGTTTTAGGACACACTCCATCTACCAAGCCTTCTAGTTTTGAAAGTCCCATTGAAAAACCTTGATTCTTACCTTCTCTACCTCTATCAATTTCTTGAAAGAGGTCGTCAATTGCGTCTATCATATCATTTTAACTGCATTGTAATCAATGTTAGCAATATCACCATTACGAAGAGCTTCAAGTTCTTCCCAACGACGATCTACTACAAAGCTAGCTAACGTGAATTGAATGAATTGTGTATTCTCTTTCGCCCAATTTAATAACTCCATAATCTTATTATGTGTTTCAGTATTCCAATTAATGGCTTTACCATAAGCACGATAAAAATCTTCTAGAGAATCAAACTTACGTGATATACCTCTAAGAGGCACACACGTTCCATTTATATTACCAAACATAGGATAGTTCTCAAACAATTCTTTTCCTAGCTCAAAAGAAGCTTTACAAAAGCCTCTCAGGAAAACTTTATTAAATTCAACAGCGATTGGGTCAAATGATTGTCCTTTTGCCGGAATTTTATAAGTCTTGTTGATTATACCTTTAGTTTGTAATGTAACTAGTATAGAACGAAAGTCACCGCGAACATCTTCGGGCAATGCGAAGTAGCGGTATAAATAAGAATCATCTTCTTCTTGTGCTAAAAGCAGAATTCGTATGACAAAAAGTTCATTAGGATTTAGGTGATATTTAGTAAATATACCCAATTCCTCATCAATCGTGTTAATCAAAACAGAATATTTAACTTAAATAGTATTAATATTCTGTAGAATTGTTTATACCTCTTTCGAGGGCTTAGATACTACATAGTGGAAATAGGGTTATCTTAGACTTAATCTCTATTTATGCACGGTAGTGCTCTATGGCTTCAATAATTAAATCACGATTCTGTACATCCTGCGGAACGAAACTATCAGGCTCTACAGTAGATGCAACTAATTTACTTATTTTTATTTGTGTATCATAGTTGTATTTGCCAAGCCAACACAAGTAAGATGTTAAACATTTACGCCTGTGTTGTACCCGTTCTACTAAGTCTGGCAGTATCTTATCCTTAAATGCTTTTTCAATGATAAACTTTACATTAACTGATTTAGTCAAATCCCATAACTTAGGATCATCAATATCAAATGTTACTTTCATTTTAGAAACGGAATGTAAATTTTGAAATTGGTTTCTTATAAGTTTCATAAGGTTCACCACGTAACACCTTCATAAGGTTATCAGCATCAATAGGAATGGATGTAGTATCTTTGTGTGATTTCTCAAACCAAGATGTTTCTACAGTATTATTGAGTACAAAAGTAAATACTTCTGCAATCTTATTACCTTCCTTTCTAATAGCTCTTCCCTTACGTTGTATGTAACGTGTTGGTGAGGAATCATAACCTAGCATCACTGCTACATTAATTCCTGGAACATCTAGTCCTTCGTCAGCTTTTTTAACTGTATTAAGCACACCAGAGGACATTTTCGTAAATTCTTCGATAGTGATCCTACCTTTCTTTTTTGAATCTTTCCCTGTATATACATAGCCAATCCCAATGGACTCAGCAATATCAGTAGTAGCAGAAAAAGTGATGATCTTTGCATTTGGACGAAACTTGATAATTTCACGAGTTAATTCGATTTTCTTAGGGTGATTATTTATATACTTCTTTCTTGCTTGTAGTACTCTAGCAAAAGCAGTAGCATGATAAGTAATCAACTTCAGGGCATCTTTTTTATTTAGTTCTGGATTTAGAGCACATATATGCTCTCTATAGGCTAAACGAGCTTTATACCCATTCTTACCTAACATTTCCATTGCTACATCAAAATTATACATGAAAAATTCGAAGTGTTTATTAAACTCTGCTGAGAGATTTTTATACACATCTATATCATCTACATCTAACATTATTTTATATTCAACACTTTCAGCTACCCAGCCATTAGCAATAGCTTCTAGACTAGTTATTTTATCTACAACAGGACAATACTTATATAGTAATTCATGTTTACCATCAAGTCTTTCCATAGTTGCCGATAAAGCAAGAATAAATCTGTATTTCACTTTATTAAATAAGGTGATATTTAAATCACTAGCATAACGATGCGCCTCATCTAATATTAGTAAATCTACATTATATTCATTCTTAATAAGTGTATTTATAATAACAACCTCAGATGTAAGTCCTAGTCCTTGTTTATCCAACTGTGTTATCCACTGTTTTTGCAAAGTCTCCGTAGGAACGACAACTAATATACGTAATCCTGGAAATTTCTTATTAAGAACTGTGGCTCCCATAAGGGCAATTCTTGTTTTACCCATTCCGGTGGGAGCTAATATGGCTCCCTTACATTTATTAGCTATCCAATATTTTAAAGATTCTTTTTGACGTTCAGTTCTAGTAAGTTTAGGAAATAAATCCTGTTCTTCCATTTTACTCTAACGCAATATTCTTTATCTCACATATTTGCTTAATTTCTTTAATCTTTTGCTCCCACAATTCTGCTTGCTTGTGAGCCTCATCCTCCAAACGAGGTAATACTTTATTCTTGAGAGTACTTAAAGCAATCTCACTAATATTCTCATAACGCTCATTCTTTAGATTATACATAGCTCTAAACTCCAAATAAGACAAACCGCCATTATAATCAGTATGAAGTTTTGTATCAGGTCTCAAGTCAAGATTATCAATTACTTGCTGAAGTCTATCCAATGGCTTACCATCAGCATCCTTCTTAGATAAGTAATCCTTAATCTCGTCTTTAGTAAACCAAAGACCCAATTTAGTAAGAAAGTTATTAGTAATATGCTTTCTCTTAAATACTCCTAAAGCAGAAAGACAGGCACTGAGTACAATATCAATACTTAGATTCTTATACTCATCTGGGATCTCTATTAAATGGTTGACCGAAACCTTAGAGTAGGCACTTCTAGGAAGCTGCTCTTTTACCTCATCAGTATTCAAGTAATCAGTAAGAGATTTACGAAAATCGAGTGGAATAATTCCTTGCTTACGCAAATAACGCATGTACAACTCTGCATTACAACGAACCTCTTGGTCACGAATGATATTAATCAATTCATAACGTCCTGGATCGTCTTTATCCGTGCTATTAAGCATAGACTGACAATGTGCATAGCATCTTTTCAACTCATCTTCAGAAGCGTCTATAAGTTTAAACTCTTCTTGAACTCTCTTACCGTTAACAAACTTCTTAGGGCCTTTCCATACAAAGTTGTTTACATCACTCTTCTTACTTTCGATAGCTGCGGTCAGCTTATCTCCCAAAACTGTTGACATATATTAATTATTATAGTTTATATTCATGATTTTTATCTATTACTTGCTTGTTAACGAATTTAATAAAATGTATTCCAGTATAATTATATGGTACAAAAGTATTACCATTAAACCAAGTATCTTTACCCGCTTCAACTTCTTTAAAAGTGAGGAAACCTTCCTCACCATTATACATTTCACGGTGATCCCAGTTAGGAAACTTTGTACACATAATATAACGGCTACCAAGTCTTGTTACTTCGTTATTATCTAACACATCAAAAACATAAGTAGTATAACCCAAAGAGTCTCCTTCTTGTGCTAATAATCTAACTCTTGTTGTGTAAATCATAACTAAATATTAAGATTCTCTCGTTTTATCTACATAATCAATACAACCTGCAATAGCAAAATCAGTCTTCATATTCTCAAATCCTCGAAAACATGGAGCCTTTTCACATTTAGCGCAGGAGCGATTATAATACATAATTTTAGAGGTTCTATTAGTTGGTAATCCTTTCTTTACAGGCATATAAGAACAATTAAGACAATGTTAAGAATACAACTACCAATAGTAGCACTAGTAGCTGTTTTTACTTTTTTCTTCATCTTACTATTCTCATTTACGAGATTACTATTAATAGCTTCACAGTTATTATAACGCAATATTTGTAAAGAATCTAATTCTTCATACTGCCTTACTAGCGAATCATTCTTACTAAGTAGAACCTGATTAACAGAGTCTACTTTAGTAAGATAATCATATTGGTTAAATATGAGATTAGTTTGCTTTAATTGTAAGGGAGTCACCTGAAAACTTTGAGCGTAGGAATTCGGTGTAATACAACCAATCAGAATCACTAGATTGATTAATAATTTCTTGAGCTTTTTCTTCATACTTTACTTTAATTAAAGTTTTTGTACTATAAATAGTATCTATCTGCTGTTTTAAGGTTTCTATATTATTATAGATTGTATCAAGTACAACCTCTTGAACAACAGTAGGCTTTTTAGAAGCTCGTCCTACGTAATAGAAACTAGTAGCAATAACACACCAGCTTACTAAAACTCCGATAACAACTTTTGTTTTCAAGTTTTATAGTTTCTTTACAATCTTATATTCCGCCGCAGCCTTTTCTTTAGCTAGCTTAGCCAATAACTTTGTCTCATATTTAACTCGTGCATTATTATAGCCAATAACTACAGTTTCTGGATGTTTCTCAAAGAATTCCATCTCATGCTTAAGAATTGCTTCTACTACTGGAGTATTAATCAATCCTATATTATTAACATAGAATACATGCACAGGTCTTTTAAGAGCCTTACCAATAGCAATCTCCTTACCTAGAGCCTCATTAAAGTCATCTTGAGGAGCACATACTGAAAACCCAATGCTAAGTCTTTTCTTAACTACGTCTTCTGGAGAATAATCCCATGCTGTTAATTTAGTAACCTTATACTCAATACCAATAGGAAGTACTTCACTAACAGCAGCAATTACATACTTACGTTCGTTACCTGCGTAGTCTACAAAAGAACCTACACGAGTCTCAATTGTTGATTTTTTCATTTTCGTTGTACTCATTAATAAATCGAAATAATCTGTAACCTTTCCCTTTAACTATACGAGTTTTAGTATTCTTTATCTTAGTTTTGGTTTTTATGTATTTAGACGAATATAGTCCAATCCAACCATCACCTTCAAAATATACATCAATCTCGTACAACATCAGGATTATCTTTTTTAGCAGCTTTACGAGCTTCTTTACGAGCTTGCTTTTCTGCTTCTTTCTCTGCGTCTTTAATAGCTTGATTCTCAGAACTTACTGTCAGAATTGCGGATTTAACTTTAACTAAGTCATTCCAAGATTCTTGTGGTAAATCAAATAAAGCTAGTAACGCATTCTTCTCTCGCACCCAAGCGTTAAAATATTCAACTAAAGAAAGATCTCCTTTGCCAGCATAGATAGATTTTTTATTACTTACTCTATACTGGATAATTGCTTTAACAGCACTTACAAGAGGCATACCATATCCATAGATTTTAAACTCTACAGATTCATTATCCTTTCCTTTATTAACTACTTTTGCTAAGTACAAATCGAACAAGCTACTAGCTTCATCCAACGATTTCAACGCAAAGTCATTACCTTTAATAATAATACCTTTTTGTTGAGATTCTGCCATATTAAAATTCTTTAAATAATACTGAATTAACTTTTATCTGCTCATGCCCAGCATAAATAAATCCCCAATGTAAGGATACTACAAATATGTTGAGAATAGGCACTAGTGAAGTTAGTACGAGAAATATTGCCAGTACAATAGGAAATTTAAACTTCCTATATACAGGTTGGTTATTCTCGTCCATATGATCTAAGAAATAAGTTCTAAACAACAATAGATATGTTGAATAGAGGCAGGCAAAAACACAAACCCACCAAAGAATTATTCCAGCATTCATAAGTTCAAGTTTTCACTGCTAAATAAACAACTGCAATAAATATTACTAAAATAAAAATTTTTAGTACTATCATTACTTAACACCAATCATTAAATTAGTTCCATTAGTTCCAGTAAGAGTAGTAGGAAGTTTACCATCCCACTTCTCAATCCAGTCTTCCGCTACAATTCTTTCACTTAACGATTCAGCAATAGTACGATTGTAGTATGCTTCACCATCAGCTTTAATTCTCATAGCTTCAGCTTTTCCTTTAGCTTCTGCAATAGCTATTTTAGCATTTGCTTCAGCCTCTTTCACTTCATTTTCTGCTTTAAGAGATGCTTGAACAGCTCTATTCTTAGCATCAATCATTTCAGCTAATGCTGACGGAGGTGTAATTGCTGATGTAAATTCATCTACAATAAAGCCTTCTTTTTGCATAGAGATTTCCAAACGATGTCTTACATCGGCCTCAAATTGTGCTCTATGGGACATTAATGAATCTGAAGTATAAGCATTAGCACATGTTCTATATGCTTCATATATACAAGTGCGAATATAACCAGTTTCCAACTCCTCTATAGGCTTACGATACTTTCTAAAAATATCACAAGCTTTTGCAGGATTAATGTGATATGCTATTTGAGGATCCATTGTAAACGTGGACGCATCTTTAGCATTTACCGTAAATGGTTCATAGTGTTTTCTTTGTACAGTAATGGGATACGTAAATACAGATTCAGCCCAAGGCCAATAAAATACCCATCCACTACATGTTCCTTCTACACCACCATAATTTTCACTAGAGCTAGACCATTTATGAAACTTAATTCCTACAGATCCAGAATCTACAGCTGTACAACTAGTTAATGCAAGAATACTTGCAAATGCAAAATACTTAATTTTCATTCTTCTTTAAATACTTAAATGTTCGTCGTCCTCTATCATCTTTATTGTACCACAATACAATACTTCCGTCATCTAGTACATCTACGTACGGTTCATAATACAATCCAAGAATTATCAAAACTCCTAGAATTGCTCCAATTAAACATACAATCATTTTCTTTTAACGCTACCAGGTCTTGTTGAAGCTGCTTGATCCTTGTTATTCAAACGATCCCAAGCTGCTTGGCGTGCTTTGAGGCGTGCAACCATTTTCTTGTACTTCATAAAACGAATTTAATAAATTAGTTAATAATCTCATGACTTGCTTCTACAGCTAATCTATCACAATAGTTATTCCAGTAAGTATGTTCTTTATCATCTTTCTGGTGTCCACGTATATGAACACCAGTAATATTAGGACATAGCTTACTAAGAGTTTCCCAATCCTTATCAAATAATTGCCAAAGTTGTACATTTCTCTTTCTTTTGAAATTTTTGAATATACAACCTAAACAATATTCTGAATCAGAATAGATTGTAATGGATTCTACAGG